CTAATACTGGTCAAGAGATTTATTGTATTGGTATTCGTTAACTACTCCATCAGCAGAAGTGCATGCACCACTTTTTAAAATACTGTGTCCTACTGTAATACATATTTTCATTATTTATTTTCCTCCTTCTTTTCAATAAAAAAACACTTACATATAGTAAGTGTTTATAAACTTCTTAAAGTAACTATTTTATTTAGCCAATATCTCTATCCAATTATTAGGAAAACCAATAAGCTTTAAGTCTATAGAATTATTATAATCATTAATTAACTTTTGAAGTTTTATAAAAAAACTATTCCAAATTAATTTATCCATAGTCAAATGCTTCATAGCAAGTATATAAGAAAATATCTTTTTATTATCCAAGTTATACTTTTTATATTCGTTTTTTATTGTTATAATACGGAAATTATTATTATATATTCTACCATAATGAGCGCATTGATTTCTGACCTGTGTTAATGATTGTAACCAAGATTTAACTAATAAAGTATTCACTCTACACAAATTATTTTTTATGTATCTAGTATCTTCTGGCAACATGTTTGAATATAATTTTGACAACATACCAAAAGTCATTATTTCCGTTGCAACCCAAATGGGAAGTTTTCCTTCATATTTTTCTTTATGGTGTATAATAAAAAGCTTATCTGAATTATTATTTTTTTCTCTCTCTAATGCTGTCAAAAAATTAATATAGAATTTTTCATCTTTGAAACTCTCCCTTTCTAGATATCCACAAGCACCATGTTTAATTGCTAATGTATATGCAATGTATGTCCTAAATGCTATTTCTATGCTCCCTAACAAATCTGTTAATAATATCCTAAATTCCTTATTAAACCTATATATATCATAAACTTCTTCAAACGTAGTTCCTTCTTTATATGAGCCATCATCATTCTTAAAACTTAGAAGATATGCTGTAAACCTATAATAATTGACATTACTTAATACAAATTTAGCATCTTCTTTATCATTTATTATTAATCCTCTACTTTTTAAAATATCTATTTGTTCATCAAATGTTTTTTCTTCTTTTACTTCAACCATTGTTTTCACCTTTTCATAGATATACTTTTATATAATAAAACCCACCAATTAATATTAGTGGGTAAATTTATCTGTCCCGCCTATTTGAGCTATAAAAGAAGCTTGGCGGGTTCCTTCAAAAATCAATGTCCCGTATATTTGAGCATATAAATGCTTTACGAGTTCTGTACTATTATTATATACTTATTAGCTATAAAAGTATACTCTATTTAATGAAATTTTTTAAATTTTTGTGAGTAATAATATTTTTGTTAATTTCATTACTTTTCACCATCCTTCAACTGTTTGTAAGTTTGATTTATACCTATTGATATACCCCAACAAATTATTCCCTGTAAGACTGCACTAGGATTTAATCCTAACATCCACACCGAGAAACCTACACCAAGTATTAATAATATAACTGGAATATACTTGTTATCTAATTGCTTATATTTCTTGCAACCTGCTCCTATAACATAAAGAGCAGCTACTAAAATTAGTAACTGCTCTGGTATGAAACTTATTAAATTATCCATCTCTTATCCTCCTAATTAATTAAAATATTCCTTTCTGTATGGCAAATATAAAGAACCCTACTAAAGTTGTAATTATAACTCCTACAAGCCACTTGAGTACTCCTGTCAGATTTTTTATATCACTACATAGGTTTTGTATTTGTATAGCAAACTTTGCTTGCTCAATCTCGATTCTATCAATTTGTTTGCTGTGTTCTTTTACTCTTGTTTCAAGTGTACTTATTTTTTCTTTCACAAGTTCTTCATTCATGAAAACCTCCTATTGCTTTGTATTAAAAAAAGAACATTACCTATTTTGTAAGTTCTGCTCCTTCTACTACCTCACTATGTTCTATAATGTAGTTTTCAACTGCTATCCTATATTCTGTGTTAGTAACATCATCAAGTTCAAATACTCTATTTTTTAGAGGATTTAATCCCTTATTTAATATTCTATCTGCCAGTATTCTTACAACTACTCCATCTATCATTACAATATTCCTCCAACTTTTTCATTTTCTACAAACAGCAATTCATCTTCTTGAATTGTTTTTAGTGTATTTTGATTGTCTTCTCCTATAAAAATTAGTCTTGTTGATGCTGTATGATCGCTTTGAAAAAAAGATGAAAATAAACCATAATATCTACTATTTTCACTATAATTAAATCCAACATAATGTCTTGGCATTCTTTCGTCTAAACTTGCCCAACATTTATAATATCTAGTATCTTGTGGTTCTCCACCTGCATTTTCTATCATATTTTTCACTAAAAAACCTGTATTTGTTCCTCCTAAAACATCTGTTACTACTCCTACTTTTCTTCCTATACTACTCAAAATTCTTTTTCCATCTCTTTTTGTTACTTCGATACATACACAACCATTTTGTGATGTTGCTGTACATCTGCTAGTTATTTGTTGATAATTACCCCATAAATCTTCTACACCTAAAAACTTTATTTGTTCATCTCCATTTTGTTCTCCATATAACATCCCTTTAAAACTGGAACCTCCTGTGTTTATCCCATTTGATTTATAATGACCTCCAATATAAGAACCATATCCGATACCTAGTTTTTTACAATCTATAGATTTAAAGATTATAATAAATAAAATTTGTAACATTAACATACATTGATGGTCTAATATGTCATAACCTAAATATTTAGTACTTATACTTTTAAAAGATGAATATGAAGCTATTGTTGGACTAACATTCTTTTTACTTCTTAATTTACTATTTTCTAAATATGCAAGATAAGCACCTATATAAATAAATTCTTTTTCTGTACTACCAATTAAATGTGCTGGACATTCGTAATCATCATCTAATTTTGTTTTAGATATAAATATATCCATGTAATTATCAGAACTCTGTATTTTCCAATAAAATTTAGGAAATTCAATCATAACATCTGTGTCATCTTCTACATTAGTTCCATCTTCATACATATTAAAATTTTCTTTTTTAATATACTTTGTTACTATTCCATCTTTAAATCCACATGGCTTTATGTTTCTAATAAAATCTATAGTATCCCAACTACCATAACTACCAACACTAGCAGGAGTCATTCCTATTGCATCTCCTAGATAACTTACACAAGTATCTGGATTTTCATCCAACTTATTTATTCTTACACCAAATTCTTGAGCTTTTAACTTATCTACTTTATCGACTAAACTACTTAATTTGTCCGTATCTAATACTTTTATATTTTTATTTATTAGAGTTTGCTTTAATGTATTTGAAATTGTTTTAATCTCATTTGTACTATTTTCAAAAGCGGTTATTAAGTCACTTAAACTTGCATTTGCGTTTAATTTTTCTATCATAAAAAATATCACCTTTCTATTTTTAGTAACTATTTGTTGAGAAATGGTTACTTTATAAAATAGAAAAGTGATTGAATTTAAACAATTTTTACAAGATATATATAGTATAGATAAATTTATTTTAAATAGAAAAAGAAGCAAAATAAACAAGTATAAGACTTTTTAGTAACCATTTCTCAACAAATAGTTACTGTTATAAAATTTCGCCTTTTAATTCGTTTGTTAACAACTCATTTTCTAATTCTTCATAACTAAGTTTTTCGTATATTGGATTATCTGACAAAATTATATATTTACCTTTTAATGTTTCTGATAACTCTATTACATATAAATTGTTATTTTCATTAATTATTTTTTCTTTTTCCTCTAAAGAATCGTAATAAAATTGTTTTTTCATACCTAATCTCCTATCTTAACAGTGTAACGTCAGAAACTGATGTGTAAGCTTTTGCAGTAGAACTATTCCCCGTTCCAACATCTGTTAATAACACTTGTATTTTTAATTGTGTATCATTATTTACAATTATATCTTTTTCAAAATTCGTAGAACGACCACTAGCAGTAGCATCACATGAAAGATAAATATATTCTTTTTTTTCTCCATATATTATTTCTAGTCTAGCACTTGCAAAAGTAGCCCAATTTTTATAAACTTCTAAAGTTCCTTTAATCTTTAAACAACCTTTGATATTAGGTTTGTCATTATAAATAACGTACGGATTGTTTACTTCTTCTATTCTTCCTGTACCCTTGCATTTAACAATTAATATTGACTGCACTATAAAATTTATCGCATTAATTAAATCAGTAAATGAACTTTGTGTACTTGCTGACACTCCTTTATATATTAAATTATTCACTAATGCACTTTTTAATGTTTCTATTTTTGTTTTAGTTATATCTAATTTATCTGTGTTTAAAAATGGGCTCCCCAACACAGTTGTTATATTACTTTTGCCATTCTGAAAATCAGTTTGTACACCTTGTAGTGTTGTCATAAGTTCTCTTAAACTAGCATTATCAGTTAATTTTTCCGTCATATTTTCACCTCGCTTATATCATATCTATTAAATCATTTGCTATTGTAATTCCTTTTGCTCTCTGTCCATTTACCTCTGTTGCCAATTCTTTCAATGCTCCCTCAACATTATCACTTTCAAATAAGTTTTCTGTATCTTCTATAGTTACATTCTTTGCTTCTAATACAAGATTTCTAACTTTATTAACTAACTCTTTAAAAGTCATTTAGTCACCTTCTTTCAATAAAAAAGAACCCTCTATATAGTTGGTTCTGCTTCTTCGACTACTCCACTTTCTCTAATTATATAATCCTCTACAGCTTTTCTGTATTCTACATTAGTTACATCATCTAATTCAAATTCTCGATTTTTTAGAGGATTTAAGCCTCTACTTAAAATCCTCTCTGCTAATATTCTTACTACAACATTATTTATATTCATTATAATAATCCTCCTACTTTTTCATTTTCATTTAGTAATAATTGGTTTTCTAACTCTTGTATTCTCTTTTCTTCTTCTGTAACGAATATTGGTATTTCTTCCAAAATTGGTTCTTTTGTTTCTATATTTATACCTATAATTCTATTTTTAGTATAATCTATACTTCCATACGGAATATCAATGCAATGCAATTCTGTTATTGTATCATACTCCAATACATCCCCTGTTGCTTCTCCTGTTTGGAGAAGCATTTTGCCTGTTTGGTCGTAAATTATTCTATTTGCTCTATTCATTTTATCACCTCTTTTATATAAATTTTATAGCATGCCAAGAATGTAGGTAACTAGAAACATTGGGACTACTTGCAGGAACATTAATGCCTTTATTATTTATATATACATCACGCTCATTATTTGAATAAATAATTCCACTTCCACTAAAATCTTGATTAGAATTTTTTTCTTTAGTAAATACAATTCTAGCCGAAAAATCTTTTTTATCCCAAAACCAATTTATATTACAAGTAGCAACAACAATATGTTTAAAAAAATAATTATTAGAAGTAACATATTGACATTCAGCAACAAAAATATTAGGAATAAAACCTAAATTATCAATCTTAAGCCAAGTACCAGGTTGTCTACCAAAGGACTCTCCATATAAATTAGCCATTAAAGAACTATTTTTAACAACATCAATAGTACCACTGGCATATTTATACTTAGAATTTAACTGTGATATAGTATTATTAGCTTGTGTTAACTGATTCATCAAATCCTGCACACTAGCATCTCCACTATCAAAACTTGTTTTTATTTTCTCTGATAACTCCACTAGCGTATTATTCAAACTTGCCTCTATATTCTTTAATGCTAAAGTATTTATAATACTTGTTTTACCACTTTTGAAACTTTCTCCAATCTCTGCTAACTTAGTTGATATATCTTGTAAATTAGCATCAGCTGGTAGTGGCATTATACTCTTACTTATAGTAACAACTTGCTCATAAGTCATGTTATTAATATCTGTAACAACTATTTTAAGTGTATGAAGTGCATTATCTTCAAGTGTATAGTTAATAGTTTTTTCTAAGTATAAATCTGTAGTAAAAGTTTCTTTTAATACATCATCTATAAAACATTCAATTTTAGATAGTTTATTTTCTTCTGTATGTTCTGCTGTAAAAATAGCCTGTTCTGATGTATAAGAACTAATAACGAGAAAAGGTACTCCTTGCAATAGCGTTATTTTAGCTTTTCCATCTCCTCCTGCAATACCTCCACCAACAGTCATAGAAGTATTTTCTAGCCAATATTCTTTGGTTGGTATATATCCAGCTGGCTTATAGCTATTTTCTGTTAAAACATAGCCACTTCCACCACCAGCAGCACCACCACTTCCTCCACCATACCATCCTCCTCCACCTCCTCCTTGCTTTGAATATTCACCACTGGATATTCCGCTTCCTCCTTTCCCAAATGAACCATCAGTTCCGTTTATGCCTTTCCCTCCACCTGTATTTGTTCCTCCCTTGCTGTATTCGGTAGAACCACCGTTGCTACCACCACCATCTCCACCTTTTGTTCCAAAATTATTTCTACCACCTCCACCTGCTACAATTATTCTAGATAAAAGACTTTGCTCATTATCCCATTGCCCTCCAACGAGTCTAATATCAGTCGCTCCTCCTCCATGGCAATAGACGATATTTTTATTACTGTCACTTTCGTGTATTAGCGCCTTTCCTCCTCCATTAAACGGGGTTGAATGCAGACTGTCTAGACCACTGTATCCAACATATACATGCAAGGTAGTTTCTTTTTTTAATGTAAGTTCGCCTTTACTATACCCTCCTTTAGAACGTAAATTAGAGTCAGCTAAGCTACTGCCTCCACCACCTGCTGCTCCCCAACATTCAAGTAAGTACTTGCCACGTGGTAAAGTAACAGTTTGTTCAGCATATCTACGGTTAAAGTCATAAATCTTAGCCATTTCAATATTCTCCTTTCTATATAGGTAACATATTATTCACATTTGTTGTAATACTAGATAAACCACCATTTACTTTTTCTTCTAAATTAATCAGCCTATCTTCGATTTTCTTAGACGAATAAGTAGTCATTTCAGACACTCTGTTATCATCTACAGTTGCATTAATAAAATGAGTTTCTGCATTTCCATTTATCACATAAACGTTTAATTCTGACCTTGTTTCACTTCTAATCTCAATAGAATTATCATCTATAATTTTAAAGTTTGTAACTACATTTTCTTTTGTAGTAGCATCTATAATATTTACAACTATTCTCTGTGTTAATAAACTATGTGTTACAGTTGCTTTGAATCCATTTTCTGCATCCTCAACCCAATCGTCAATTGTTATTATTTGAGTAGATGCCACATTAGAGCCACCTGCAATAAGTTGGTCAATTTTAATATTTTGTTTCTCATTTTCTGTGTCAATTCTAGTGTTTAGCTCTGTTTTAGTAGTTTCTATGTTGCTTGTTAATTCTGTTTTAGTTGTATCAATTTTAGTATTAACAGTACCTATTTTAGTTTCTAAGTCTTGTATATCTTTGAGTGTTGCAAAGATTATTGTTGGGTCAATTTTAAGTTCTATATTATTTACATTAGATACAATAAGCACAGTTTTAACCTTCATGTCTACCACTGCACCTTGTTCTATAGAAGGTTTATAACACTCTTTGTATTTAGAAATGGCAATTAAATTATTTTCATCATCTAAATATCCTATTTCTCTTATCATAAACCCGCCTACACTTGATGGTATTAAACTCTCTAATATTATACAATTTGGTGCAGTTTCATCTGTAGTTGTATTTCCGATATTGCCTTCCCATACCACATTTTTGAGAGCTGTCTGACTCTCAGTTGGAGTATATTCACTCCCTCCTCCATCACCAAGTTGAATTTTTACAAATCCCACTTTATTACCTGTGACACTTGCATTTGCTATCTTTGCTTTCCCTACATCTGTAATTATAGTGTAATAACTTTTATCTATAGCCAATATATCACCTCCTAAAATATTGTTACCTCTTGGTATCCAACTCCATTGCCAGTTAATACATCAATTTCTCCATAAGTTTCTATATCTGGTGGACTCCAAGGGTATATAGTTATTTCTTGACCCATTAAGGTTGTTATACCAAAATTCATATAATTGTCTTTGCTTATAAGCACTCTAGTGTAATCTAGTGTCATGTTACATGGCTTAATATTACTTACAAAAGAATGAACTTCCTCAAACCAATCTTGATTTCTAGCATCACTCTCAAGGTGTATGTTATAAGTAGCATTATTAATAGTTAATTCATAATTGCCTTCTCCAACTACATTATCTAGCCAGTTCCTTAAAAATCTCTCTGAGTAAGGTAGTTTACTTATATATTTACTAAAAATCCTAAACCTTCTATCTTCTAAACTCTCATTACTTTTAGGAGTTATAGACATTATCTTTTCCCATCTTTTTATACCACTTGGAGTTAAATCCTCTAAAAACTGGTCACTTGATAGGTCATTTAATTTTTCATGTAGTGTTTTTATTTCTTTGTTTTCTACATTAAATACTTTTATATATTCTTCTTTATCTTGTAGAATTTGTGGTAAGTAATTTATTAGATTAATCTCTTTATCCAACTACCTCACCTCTCACTACTATACTGTTACTATCTATTGTTAGATTAGATTTAACATCATTTATCATTGTGTTTGTAATATCTAACACTCCATCTATACTAAGTAATCTAGTTTCAATTTGAGATATACGGACTATTAAGTTTTCTTCATCTTCCCAACTCATGTTAAGTTCATTTAAATAGTCGTCTATTGCTTCTTCTGCAATTGATTTTATATTCTCCCAAGTGTAGCCATTTTTGTATGTTATCTCTGCTGATATATTTATAGTTGTACTTACAACACCTGTAACAGTAACTTTATGCCCTATTGGTGCTAATCCTAAGCCTTGTCCTTGATGTCCAATTGGGTCAATTTCTTCTTGCACTAAATTAACTAAATCCCCTGATGGTACTTTGAAATTAGAGTTAATTATTACTAACTTAACAGTTCCTCCACCGTCCCACACAGGATAAACCTTAACTCCTCCAACATCTTGTATTTTGTTAACTTCATCTTTATAGTTTTGTATATTCCCACCAAAGCTCTGTGAATTTAGGCTATCATAATATCTTTGTCTTAAACTATCTTCTGACTCTTCATCCTCTCCATTTATCAAGATTTCAGTTAGTTCAGCAGTTTCAAGACCATCTATATATTCAATAGGTATTAGTTTTCCTAACTCAAATATAGGTCCAGCAGTTTCACATTTCATTTTATATGTTTTTTCAGATATTCTCTCAATTGCAATATAATTGTATTCTCCTAGATTAAACCTAGAATCAAGTGGAATATCTATGTTAAAAACTCCTTTAGCAATTGTATTAGTGGCTGGTAAAGGTGTAATTCCTCGCTCTTTACATCTCTTCTCTAAATAGTAATAACTAGCAGTATCTACGAATGTTTGGTCTAGTAATTCATCCATAGCAATATATGTTTCTGTAAGCTCCACTGCAACTGGTGCCAAGGCATTGTATATTATAGAACCTTCTCTCTTATCAAGTGTGTTAGGTACACTATCTAACATTCTTTTAATTATATTTTCAAATGTCATTAACTCAAACAATTATACACTCACCACCTTCTCTGCTTTTATATTTCCATATTTTGTATGAACTGAAAATCTACATTGTACTTTACCCTTTATATTTTCAAACTCAAAATTATCTACATTTTCAACCCTATCATCTTGAATTAGTGCTTCTTTGATTCTTCTCTCTAACTCTGGTATTACAAAGGATATAGGCTCTCCAATAAGGTCGTTCAACTCGACTCCATAATTCCAACTATATATTAGATGTTGGTATCTCTCTGTGTTTAAAATCAAAAAGATGGTCTGTTTTAATGCTTCTACATCATCACAAATACCATCAATCTTAGACTTTTCTATATGAAGTTTAAATGTCTTACTTGGCTCTTGTCTTACATCAAAATTAATTATTGATACATCTTCAATATCATAATCTAAATTATCACTTGGTAACACTTTATCACATCCTATCTAAAATCAAGTATTGTTGCCCTCCTTGCATACGAATTAAGACTAATTTATCTCCTATTTTTTTATCTGTATATCTTTTAAATGTATCTGTTTGCATTAGAAAAATTTCACCAATAGATAGTTTTTGTTCTATCTTAACTCTTAGAGGACTAATACTTTCTATTGTTCCAAATACAACCCTCATTGGGTTGCTTGTTTCTACTGCATCCATTGCAGCTTTTTTTATTATCTGTAATAAATCTTGGCTCATATTGCCACCTCACTTATATAAATCTTCTCACATGTGTGTATGCTTTTCCTTTTCTATAAGAATTAACAGACTCTATTTTTACCACATCTCCTGTTTGTGGTGAATGAATTATTTGATTGTTTCCAATATACATTACAACATGATTACTACTTCCTCCTCCAATTCTACATAATAAGTCTCCTGCTTTCCACTTGCTTCTATCTTTTAAATCTACTGCTTTTCCTGCTTTACTTTGTGCAGAAGCAGTACGAGGAATTTTTATACCTATTTGTTTATAACACCATTGAGTAAACCCACTGCAATCAAAATTATTAGGACCTTCTGCTCCATACACATAATTACAACCCAGTTTACTTTTTGCTATACTAATTAATTTATCTTCTTTAGAGTTATTATTTGTACTACTTTGGTTATTACCTTCAACTTGATATGTTTGTTCTTCATCTCCACCTATAATTATATAGCCATTCTTTCTACCAAATTTTTTACATTCACTAGCATTAGCTAATAGTACATCTATATGATATGTTCCGTTTGTTTCAACATATATTCTTCCTCCATTATCTTTAACTGTATATACTTTGTTGTCATAGGCAGTACCAGGAAGTATAATTTTTACTTTATCTCCATATTCAAAAACTGGATGTTTCTTTAGAAAATCATCAGTATACCAAGTTTTCTTAACTCCTTCTCGATTCATTGGACCAGCAACAGTTCTTGATTTTACATCAAGTGGCTTTCCATTGCAATCTGTTTTTCCGCCTTCCATTGCATTGTTCCCTGGATAATATGCAGTAAATATAGCAGGAACTTTTTTACCTGTATTTTTTTTCGTAATACTTTGTGCAGGACCATTTTTCTTTTCATCCTTATTGTTAGTATTTCCACTTGAATATGAGCTTGAAGAATAAGAAGCAAATTCATCTCCATTAACAAGAGTCAAATCCATAAAGTGACTGTTATTTTCAAAAGTATGTTTTACTTTCTCAACTAGCATATAATTTTGAAGTTTAATATCTCCTAGATTTAAAAAAACAGGTACTAAACAACCTGCTCTCACTCTAATATCTCCAAGTGCATTTTTTAAACTTAATGACTTAGTTTTCTTATTATATAGTTTTAGAAGTATATCACACTTTTGTTTTATCTCTGCTTCATTCATATTTTTATCAACTGTCTCAAACATTTGAAGTATTCCCCAACTCCTCATATGTGTAGAGTCTTGAGCAATATACACATCTCTTTTTCCTGACTCCTCGTTGTCTCTTACAAGTTTGATTTTTGTATAAGTATCACTATCTATACTTGAATTATAGTCAAAGTCCTCTATGACATCATTGTTCATGACAGTATCCAGTTTCATTGATGCAACATTCTTTAATGTTATTCTTCCAAAATCATCATACAAGGTATACATTTCCTTTTTCTCTCTTAGAGTATCATCTAGTGCAGTTAAAATCATATCAAAGAGTGTTTTATTTTCTTCTATCCTAGATATTTTATACTTAGTATCTTCTATGACATTGTATTTTAAATTAAAATCTTTAGCCAACATTTTTACAAGTTCACTTGCAGTTTTATTACTATATACATAAGTATCTTTATTCTTAAAATATCTTAGCTGGTCGTAAGCAACAATTTTAATGTGATTTTCTTTATCTCTTTTCTTCTGAAATATATATCCATAGAAGATACCTATTCCTTTATAATACAGCCTTACAGAATTTCCTTCGCAAAACTCTAATATATCATCCATAACTATTGTAAATTCTAACTTAGAAGGTGTTCCTCTTCTTTCTATCTCCCATGTGATACCATCAATGACAGCAGGTTCGTAGAAATCTTCCCAATGAGCTATTACTAACCTTACATCTCTATCATTTGCTAACACTAATTCATCAACCAAGTTTTAACACCTGCCCTTTATAAATAGTGTATTTACTTAAGTTTTTGCCCTTATTTGCCTTATCCATCATAGATTTATTTAGTTCGTATACTTTCTTATATAATGAACCATTACCAAGTTGTTTCTGACAAATTGACCAAAGGCTATCCCCTGCTTTTACTGTATATGTTTTAGTTTTAGTGTTTGTGGCATTGACTGAATCAACTCGTTTTGGCTCTATCTTTACATTAGGTCTATCAGTCTCATTTTTAGGAGGGGCAATAACTAACTTTTTAGTTGAGTAATCTCTATATTGCTTTAATTTTATTGCAACTTTTGTATCTGAGCCATTATCTGCATCTTCTGAAATAGCATACTCTTCAAGAGATACTTTTATATTAGTGTTAAATAAGACCTTGTTACCTAACTCACGAGATACAATAAATTGAAATGGCTTACAATCAGTTTTTAGTAATTCTAGCTTACTTAAAAAGAATTGAACATCTCTAAATTGACCTCTACAAAAAGGTAGTTTATTATGTGTAAACTCTGCTTCAAAACTTATTTCAGATAATCCTTCTTTTTTTAGTATGTTTACTTCTCCAGTGTTTATCAAATCAACTGTTTTATTTTTGTTTGTCACTTTAATTTCTAACTTGGGTGGAGGGATTGGTAATTGTACTCCATCTAAATAAAAGTCATAAGCCATTTAAACACCTCCTAAACTATTCCTTCTGCTGATACAACCATAGCATCATTTAATTTTTCAGTTAGTACATTTACTATTCCATCTACATCTGCCTCACTATTTATGTTGTTTGTATTGTTCATGTCAATTTTAATGTTGACTCCTGTATACTTGTTTATTACTTCTTGTTCTGCAATGTCTCTTAAGTATTTTAAATCTTCTTGGCTTTTATCCATTGTTTTAGCCATTTTTGCAGTGTTTCCTGCAGTGTCTTTTGCTCCTTTTGCTGCATCTCCAAGTGGAGAATTAAGCCCTGCTGAACCAAATCCATCTCCTAACCCATACTTTTTATCCCATAAATCGTCTAATCCTAAATCTTTTTTTGCTTTTTCGGCTATTTTGCTAATATCAAATTTATCTTTTATGTTAGTTTCTAGTTTATCGCCCCATTTATACCCTGCATCCCATGCTTTTCCATAATTAAATCTGTCAAAATGTAAAGATGAAGGGTCAATTCTTTCTACTTTTATTTTAGCTTCCCCTGCGACTTTATCTGTCCAGCTTTGTAGGTTATTTGACCAACCACTTACCACACTCGAAAGATTTGAACCAAACACAACATCAATCGCACTTGCTATGCTATTAATTATATCTAATACAACTTTAGCCATACTTGAAAATAATCTAACTATTGAACCTAAAGGGTCTTTAAATACATTAGCCATAAACTCAGCCAAGCTTGCAAGTGTGTTATAAATTAAAGCTACAACATCTATCAATAAGTTTCCTACTGCGATAAATATATTACCTATGAAACTTGCTGCTACTGATATTGCACCTGCGACAACACCTATCGCAGATACACTAGTCCCTGCGAAATGATTAAAAACTGCTACTCCTACGAAAACTGCTGCTATTACTAGAGCTATTGTAGCTACAACCATTACTATAGTAGTAATTAGAAGTAACATAGAACCACTTAAAGCATCTGTAGATACTTTTGCTGCTATATTCATCATTATATTTGTTAATAATGAACCATTTAATAAATTAGTCCAAAATGCTTGCAGAGCTGTCCAACTAACTTGAATAGCAGTAATTGCAACACCTGCTAAAATAGCAGCTTTGTATAACCCCCACAATACAATACTAGTGATTAATAAAGGCTGTATTATGCTCCATCCCTGTGCAATAAAATTAATGACACTTCCTATAGTTGTTAATAGCCATCCTAGTCCTTGCGTAATCATGCTAACTCCAACAATCATTAGATTAAAAAAGCCCCAGAAAACTGGACTACTCAATAAATCAATAAGCCCATTGAAAACATTATATCCAACTGAGCCTAAGACATACAAAGAATCTGTTACATCAATTATAAAGGTTCGGAATCCCCTGCTTGAGACCGTGTCCTCAATTTTATTCTGTATAGCTCCGAAAATCATTACTGCGTTATTCTTAATTGATGTAAAGATTTGACCTAGCGTAAAAAGCATTTTTTCAAACTGAGCATTTGTTTGTTCTGATGCGGCAAGCAAAGAGTTTTTTACAATATCTGCTGTAAGCATACCTTCCGATGCCATACCTCTTATTTTTCCTATGTCCACGTCCAAATAATCTGCGATACTGCGGATTATGTTAGGCGCTGACTCAAATACAGCGTTTAATTCTTCACCTCTTAGCACACCACTTCCTAAACCTTGAGTCAGCTGTAATAATGCTGAATTCATTTCTTGTGTGCTTGCACCTGCTATGACAAATTTTTTGTTTAATTGTTCTGCGAAACTTACTATTTCTCTAGTGTTACTAAATGCACTCCCCGCATTCATACCTATACGACTTACTATCTGTGCCGTATCCAAATAAGATGCACGAGACCTTTCAGCGGATTGGAAAATCATTTTATTCAATCCTCCGTCAGAAAGTTGACCATCATTTATCATGTTTAAACGGGCATTTGTACTCGTCATTTGGTCACTTAAATTTGCTAATCCTCCTATCGTCTTTAATCCCATATAAGCTCCTGCTAGTTTCTTAACACTTCCAAGTAAATTATTTGTAGAGTTTGCCCCCTTGTCAATATCTTCGTTAAATCTTCTCTGTTGTTCATCTGCTTTTCCAATTTTCTGTTCTATCCTTGTGAGAATACTTTCAATATTGTTTAAACTTTGTTGAGAAGTCTGTATCCCACCTGTGTTAAGCGGATTATGCAATCTTTGTTGTAACCTCTCTAAACTATTAATTGTTGTATTAATAGAATTAGTCATATTACGAAAAGCGGGTGTCATTCCGTCAAAAATTTTTATTGATGTCTGTATCGTAGCCATTTCCTCACTCTCCTTTCTTATTATTTTAAACATAATAAAAAGCACTAACTAATTTAGTAAGCGCTTCCTTTTCTTTATTATAATCTTAATATATCTATTTTTTACCTGCCCAAAATTGCTTGCCACAGCTCAAGCATGTAACTCTAACTTTCTTTGCTCCTATGTTTCCTGCTACGAGACCAATGCCTCCTGCTATAGTAGCTCCTGTTATAGCTTTTCCTATGCCAAAACCTTTTTTATGTGCTGTCAAAGAAGTTGATCCACATGCAGGGCAACAAGCTATTTTTTCTTTTTCTTTCTTTTCCTCTTTAGCTTTTCTAATTTTTGATATATCATCTTCTTTTTTTCTTTTTTCTTCAAGCATATCAGCATTTTCATTATAATATTTTTGATATGGTTCTTCTAATATTTTTCTACAATCATCCAACTCTATTCCAGTTAATTCTTTCAATCTTCTTACAGATGAAGCTTTTATAAAACTTGTTTCTTGCATTATATGTTGTAAATCAACACCTTTTAAATCATATTCCTTATCTTTAGTAATGCTTTCTTTTTGTATTTTTACATCATCTATTTTTGTTCCACATTCATTGCAAAATTTGCTTCCTTTTAAACACCTTGCTCCACATTCGCTACAAAATATATATTCTACTGTATCATTCATAAAATATCTCCTTATCACTATAATATATTCATTTTAAATAAGTTACTTCATTTTATAAACATACTTATTCCCATCAAATGTAAAACTTAATACCAGCGGCTTATCACTTGTTTTTACTTCATCAGGGCAATCAATTATAAATCTAACTCCCTTCGTTTCTAAAGGGTCGATACTGGTAATATTATCATAAGTAAAACCTGTTGTTTCATCTTCTACTATTGTTTGTGATGAATATTTATACCCATCATTATAATTTGCTTCAATAGTTAGTAAATCTGAACAATTTAACTCTTGTTTTTGAGTATTTTTTATATCAGCAGCAATATCAATATATACTTTGCCTGACTCAGCAGGATAATGTGTATATAAACTTTCCTTAACCTTTGGTAAAACATCATAAGAGAATTCAATATTATTAATAGTGATTTCCATTTTATCTGAAATAATTTTCTCTCCTATGACTACTTCTTTATCCTTTTTTTCTTCTTTTTTTGGTTCATTATTTTTACTACTCTCCTCTGGACTTTCTGAATTAGAACATCCTACAATAGCTAAACAGATAACTATAAGAATAGAAAATAAAAAACATACTTTTTTCTTCATAATATAATATCCCCCTAAATTATATTCTTTAACAATATTATACTATATTAGTAAAATTTTTACATTATAATCACCTACTTTCAATAAAAAACACCTACTTTTTAAGTAAGTGTTTTTAGCGTTTTTAATTTTAAGTCCACATAGTTAATATAAAATTTTTTCATCATTGTAAGAGCTTGAGAAAAAGTGATCTTTACATACCACATAGTTAATATAAAATTCTTGTTTGAGTTTCTTATGATTTACCTTATGTTCCCTTTACATACCACATAGTTAATATAAAACCTGTTAATGTAATCATTTCACCATCATAAGTTGCGAAATTTACATTCCATATAGTTAATCTAAAACGTGTAACATTAGCTCTGCTTACTCCTAAAGTCATCAATATTTACATTCCATATAGTTAATCTAAAACACAAATTCGTGGATGTCTTAAATAAATTTGGAGGACTATTTACATTCCATATAGTTAATATAAAACGAAATTACAAGATTATATTTCAATTAATACAAATGAATTTACATTCCATATAGTTAATCTAAAACATTTAAGAGAAGTTTATCAACAAACAGTCGAGCAATTATTTACATTCCATATAGTTAATCTAAAACCCCCAAAATAAACTTAGCATTTCCAATACCTACACATACGCATCTCTCTCAAATTTGCAGTGAATCATAAGTAGTGCAATTGATAACACTTATCATACACCCTCAACACCTTATATTGCAACTGTTAAACTTCAATTTATCGCAAATATCGCTCACTGCAAAATCTCTACATTTTTATTATATCATAAAAATATTATTTTTGAATATCTGTACCAATTTGTGGTATAATAAAAGCAAGGAAATAATTTACTTTATACAAGAGTAGCTATTTCCATCAAAATTGATTTAAAGAATTACTTTTTTAAACCACTCTTATTGGCCTTTGAGTGGTTTTTTATTTTCTCATACATGAAGGCTGATATAACACCAGCCAGTATACTCAATAAAAAATTTATCACCATACTGTTACACCTCCTTCCGTTATGGAATTTGGTATTCAAATATGGAAATAACCACTCTTAGCACTTTTCAATTATTATTTTCCTTGCTACAATTATTATATCATACAATTCTTACATATTTTACCAAATATTTCAATTAAGTACACAGATTTTAATATAAAAAAGCACCTACCATAAAAGTAAGTGTTTTTCAGTATTTTTAATTTTAAGTCCATATAGTTAATCTAAAACACTTTTTTAAAGATAGAGCCAATCAAACGAAAAACTGAATTTACATTCCATATAGTTAATCTAAAACTTTAGTTTTCATAACTTTTTAAAGCTTTTTCTAAAACATTTACATTCCATATAGTTAATCTAAAACCCAAATCATTAAGTCGTTCTTGTGCTTCTTTTGTTTGATTTACATTCCATATAGTTAATCTAAAACTTTCGATTAGATGTAAACAAAATGTTTGGTCAATGAAATTTACATTCCATATAGTTAATCTAAAACTTAATAAAGTAAAAACATTACCAGAAGAATTTAGAAAAATTTACATTCCATATAGTTAATCTAAAACTCGTAACAGGAACAGTCCCTAAAATTGAGGATTCAGCATTTACATTCCATATAGTTAATCTAAAACCCCAAAATAAACTTAGCATTTCCAATACCTACATATATACAATACTCTTAAAATTGCAGTGAGCGGGCAATAGTGCAATTGATAACACTTATCACGCACCCTCAACATCTTAGATTTCAAGTGTTAAGCCATATTTTGTAACAAATATCGCTCACTTCAAAATCTCTACATTTTTATTATATCATAAAAATATTATTTTTGAATATCTGTACCAATTTGTGGTATAATAAAAGCAAGGAAATAATTTACTCCTACAAAGAGTGATTATTTTCAGTTGTTAAGTGAAAATATTATTTTTTTAAATCACCCTTATTGGCGTCTGGGTGATTTTTTATTTTGTCATAAATATAAGCTGATATAACACCAGCTAGTATGCTTAATAAAAAACCTATCATATAATTTCACCTCCTTCCTTATTTGGAATTTGGCGTTTAATATGAAAATAATCACCCTTCGCACTTTCGATTATTATCCTTGCTACAATTATTATAACATATAATTATTACATATTTTTCCATTTTTTTTATATAAACAATGAAATTCAAGTAAATAAATACCTACTTATTTATATATATTTTATAAATTAATTGCTTTATAATCAAGTTTTCAATTTTTTAATAAAAATTTTTATTTTTTATTTTATATAAACAATATTTTTTCTAATTTGTGGTATAATAAAAGCAAGAAGAACTACAATCTATTTTGCGGTAGAGTGAAGTTCATAATTAAATGAATCTATTTGAACTTATGGAACTTGATTTTAAAATCAAATTCCCAGCCACTTTTACTCTTGCCACGAGTTGAGTGGCTTTTTACTTTTAGAAATACTTTACAAATTATGCAAAATATTAAACTAGCAATAACGCCAGCTATTACATTAAGTAAAAAGTTATTCATACTTCCCACCTCCTTTCATTAGGAAGTAGGTTTTATCCCAGTATGAACTCCACTCTATAAATTGTAGATTACATCTTCTTGCTAAAAATATTATAACATATAATTATTACATATTTTACCTATTCTATATTTATTTTTTTATTTTGCTATCTTCTTCGTCCCCTCTTTCTCTCTCTTTCAGCTTCTTTCATTGCTTCCTCTTCATCTTCTATCTTTATAAGTATTGAGGCGGCTGCTAACGCTCTCTCATTAACTTCTAAATTCATATATTCACTTGGCTTCCACTTTAATTTTTGAATACAATAATGAGTGATGCTAGCATCAAAATCGCCACCTCTGATTAGTTTTTTGCTTCTTCTACTTTATCCTCAAAAGATGTATCAAATCCATTGACTTCATTCACTTTTACTGTATAATTGACATACTCACCTGCTGTAAGCATTGTCTTTAATAACTGAGCTTCTCCCATTACTCCATAACTATTTTGGAGTTCGGCATCCTTTAAATCTGGAAATACTGTAGATGCTACACATAATTCAGCTACATAACTATTGTAGTCAATTTCACTTGTATATTGTCCAGTATGCTTACCATTGTTACCAATCACTTTTACTCTTTTAGTACACTTTCTTCTTAGTGCTTCGTCTTCTTCAGATGATAAAACTTTTAATTCCCATTCAACTGGTTTCCCTTCTTTATCTAAAAATCTGTTACTCGCTACATATTTTACATTATCAACCTTTATTGCATTTTGACTTAAAAAAGCACTTAAATTACTCATATTATTCTAATCTCCTTTTATTTTAATTTTTCATATAAAAAATACACATATATAATTTATAAATGTGTATTTTACTCCATTCCTGCCAATAAATTAAATTTTTCTACTAATTCCCAATCCTCAAAAGTGAAATCCATATCTTCATCTAAATACTCACCATCAGCATCAAATTTAGTAATTATTCCACTGTCCATATTACAATCTTTAAGTACTACTGTCTGTCTTCCTACAGCAGATGTAGGGTCTTCATTTGTAACTTGTATGTCAAAATAAATATCCTCACCAGTTTCTTTATATCTGTAAAGTAATTCTCTAAAAATAGAAGTATTATAATGAAATGTTGCACTTCCAGTATTTGTACTCCCAGTTGTTTTATTTCCCTTTGTTGTTCTTCCTAGAATTGGAACTTCACTTTTATTTTTTTCCATTTTAGCCTCTAAATCTATAGCTTGCATAAAATTATATCTTTTGCCTTCTATAGTTATAAAACATTCAGCTTTCTTTGCACTAACTGTATCTTTAGCATTTATTGTTTGAGCCATATTATCACTCCCCTCTCTAACTAACTGAAACTGTCATATAAAGCTTACTCATAGCATTTATAACCTTAACAGCATCAGATACTATGACAGTTTTCTTATCATTTCCAAGCTCTACACTAACATCATCAGTTTTAAAATCTTCTATTGCCCTTATATTCTCTAATTCTTTATGGTGTTTAACAACATCATTCCAGAAACTTATTCTTCCTGCCTTATCATTCGGAACTTTACCTAAATACTTTTCATTAAATAAAGTTGCAATATCATTAGCAATTTGGTCAAGTACTCTAACACTTTGGTTACTTGAAAAATCGTCATTTTTATCATCTGTAAATGATACAAAAGTATTTATGTCCTCTAACACATGAACTTCATCACCAACTTTATGAAATATAAATTTACCACTCTTTAGTGCTTCTTCAAGTTGTATTTGTGTGTAATTTACATCAACATCAAACTCACCATCATACTTTTTATTAGTATTAGATTTATTTATATCGCACCCTGCTATAGCTCCAGTAGTCCAATAAACTAAACTAGATTCTAATAACCCAGTATCTTTAATCTTATTTTCTACAGACACTACCCCTTCATAATCTGCATCACTTTTCTTATATAGTACTGTTTGAAACTTAGCTCCTACCTTATCTCTCATTCTCTTTGTAAATTCTACAAATAAACTTTTAATTTCTGTTGTTATAGCCAAACACCCTAGTGCATTAAATGAATAACTTTCTATTTTATCCAAGAAAGCTTGGTACTCTGCTCCTGTCACAGCTTCGCCATTAGTTCCACCAGTAAATACAAGTCCTGCACTTGCTTCTAGTGTTGCATCCTTCTTCCAAATTACATAGTCATTGTCCTGCAAGTCTGTAATAACCTTTGCTATTTGAGTAGCTACCTTCTTATTATCTAAAAGTGTTACAACATCAAATTTAGTGTTATCATCTATATTTGTTGTTACTATAACTTTTAAATCATTACCTCTTATTCCACTATACTTAGCTATAGCTATAGTACAACTGGCTTTAACGCCTTTATTTAATTTATAAAAATATCCCAACCTTATATTTTTGAATAAATCTCTCAAGCCTTTCAGCTTCTCATGAGTATAATCATATCCAAAATACTTCACTGAATACTTCTCAAAATCATCACTGGTTACTTGAAATACGTCTTCATCTATGCCCCAATCTAACTCTAAAGGTATTGCAACAATACCTCTATCCGATAATGAACTGGTTGCCCTCTTAGCTGAGATAAAATTTATATAGCTACCTGGTAATATTTTATTCTGTGTTACAAATGTTCCTCCACCTAACGCCAAATTAACTCACTCCTTTCATAAAGCTATTTATTATTTCCTCTACCTCTGAGAAGGAATATAACTCATTCTCTTTTAAAATTGCATTTAATAAGTCTTTTCTATTTATATACTTCTTAGAATTAACTATCTGCTCCTTAGTAAACTTGTAGTTATCTTCTTTGCTTAATGCTTTACTCAAAATTATCACCTCTCTTCAAACCACCGAATAACTCTACTGTATCCATCTTATTGGTATCATTATTTTTTATAGTAAAATAGTTATAATCAACAAAGAAGTGAAGAACATTGTCTATAATTTCAAAATTCATATTTGTACCTCTGACTAAATCTCCATCAATTTCTATATACTCTAATTCCTCCAGTAGCATCTCAGCTATCTCATTTATTTCAAAATTCTTAGCTTCTGAACGAGGGAAATAATGTACATCAAAAGAATTTTTCTTTAATTCTCTCCCGCTTGGATATGGTGTCTTGCTTGGATTTAAAGGAACAATAAAAAACAAGGTTCATTAATACCTTGCTCTACATCCTCACTATAAATTGTATATTTTTCTCCAAATGATTTATCTAACTTTACTGATATTCCATCTATAATATTATTAAGCATCAAACACTCCTTTAAGTAATATTAATAACTTTTTCTCTATAATCTTATCAATCTGACCTTGTAGTTCCATTTCTGAAATAGTTAAAAAATGTTGTCCTTTAACCCATCCCTTACCACTTTTAGTTCTATGCCCAAACTCAACATATGCATTTTGTTATCCTAAAGGCTTTTTATCCTCTAGCTCTTATAGTTTCCTATAAGTTCGGCGTACATCATCAACAAAATAAACTTTATTTAGTTGCCCAGCACTCTTGGAGAGATTATATTTATTCACTCTCTACGCTCTACGGAAACCTATAGCCTATTCGCAATCTATAGGTTTTCCTCGGTATTGGCATATATAATTAATTAAATATTTTTCCATGTTCTTCTATGGACTATATTTGATATAGATGAATATGTTACAGGATATATTTCACTTAGTTGTTTTATTGTATATCCATCAGAATACTTTTTTCTAATTTCTTTTACATCCTCAATAGATAACTTAGCTCTGCTTTCTTCAATAATCTTAACTTTTTCTATAAGATTATTTCCTACTAATCCCTTAGAATATCTACTTCTTAAGCAAGAATATGAAATACCTGTTTTTTCAGAAAGCTCTATCAATGTAATTTCTTTTTCTTCATGCTTTACTAATATATTTGTTGACCTATTTCTACATTGTGTCTTTATATCCACCCATCTACAATTGCTTGATTCATAATTTCCTTCATTATTTATTCTATCAATTGTAAGTTTCTCTGAATATCCATTACTCAATGCCCAATTTGCAAAATTATCATAGCAAAACCATTCATCACACACAATTATATTCCTTTCACCATATCTATTGTATCTTTTATTATTTTTATCTGTACATCTAGATATTATACCCTTCCATATACTGTAAAGTCTTTTATTTTGAACCTTATATTTCTTTTTAAATTGGTATTTGTCTGTTAAATTTAATTTATCTTGTTCTTTTTTTAAACATCCACAAGATTGTACTAAGCCACTAGTTAAAGAGTCAGTTCTTATTTCTTTGAAATTTCCACAATCACACTTACATAACCAATATTTTCTATTTCTTTTACCACTTTTTATCTCTTTAGAAAATTTAATGACTCTTAGCCTTCCAAATTTTTTTCCTGTAATATCTAAAAATTTTGCCATAAAATCACCTCTTTTATACATTGTAAATCAAGAGTTATTCTATGTCCATATTCTACCTACTTTATAATGTAACACTATTACACTTAGCGTTTACCGATTTTGCTGGGTTTTATATGCCCCATTGTGTTAAGGCATATTCAGTCGGATTAACAACCTCTATAATATAATTATTTCCTTGTTTATACACAGGAAGCGACCTAGCATAAGCTACTCCATTCCATCCTTGTCGTAAGAATCCTGTATCAACTGGTGTTCTTCTAATTACTTTCCCAAGTAATCGTGCTGCTAATTCTCTTGCTGCATCCTTGCAAAACTTATCTAAATCAATCTTTGTAAGCTCCTCCATCTTTTTACAAACTCTTTTAAATTCTCTAAAATCAACACTGCCCCATCTAGCCATTATGCTTTATCCTTAAATAACTCAAGTATTATTTCTTGATGATTTGGATATATAGCTGATTCTCCACTTCTTACATACTCTTTATCATTTATAATAAGTTTTGAACCTGCTTTAATTTCTATATCTGGAGATATAAAGAGTTTAATAGTTTGCTCTAGCTTAGCTACTTTCCCTTCTGTAGCAGAAACTATATTTTTATATGAAAGTTTACATGGTTGATTTTCTAATACAATCACTTCTTTATTGTTAGTTCGTTTTGTTACAGGGTCTTTAATTGGCTGATACTCAACTATAGTACATTTATCTCTATATAACATTTCTATTGCTTTTCTAGTTTTACTTACCATCTTAAGCACCTAAAGGTTAATATATTATTCTTACCATAAGTAGTAAGATAAGCTATTAAGCTATCAAAGCGTTGTTCTGGTGTTTGAGAACCACTTCCTATAGCAAAATCTACCTTTGTATCACCTTCTGATATAGACTTTTCTACAGCTTCAAAGTTAATGCTTTCTATATCTAATTGACCCATATTTTTCTTGGTAAATAAGAACTCTCCAACTATCATATCAACTTCAATTTCTTTCAATTCAATTGGCATAGTTTTTATATTACAATCTAGTTTAATAATATTTTCTATTTTTTCTCTTATAAAATCTATTAACCACTTATCTCCATCTTTTAATATATATCCAAAACTTTCAAGTCTTTTTTCTATTTCATCAATCAGATTATTTTCCATAATTTTCACCTACTTTTTAGTAAGCTTATTTTTCTCTTTAAGCTGCTTATTTTCTTCTTCTAAAGACTCAACTTTTGACCTTAAAATATTATTTTCAGCTATTAAATCTTTTACATTTAATGACTTGCCATACTTTACTGCCTTACCAGTTTCATCTATCAAATCATATCCCATCTCTAAGAAATCATCTATTTTACACTCTTCTATAGTTAATATTCTATTTAATTTCCTTACTTGTGCCATTATACTCCAGCTCCTTCAACAACAAATTGTATTGCATCAGCTTTTTTATTTAATATAAATACATCCTCAAAACTTTCTTCAAAGTAGAAGTATTTTCCCTCTGTAACTGCTGTTGGTTCGTCTAACTTAGAGAACTGATAAGAAACAGGTGTAATTATTGCACTTGGGTGAACTAAGGACATAAATATTTGTTTAGCTCCTGCTCCTACTTTCCATCCAGTTGTAAAATCATATGCAGTTTTCATTAGATTAGATGGTACTTTAATTATTTTAACTGTGTCAATATCTGTGGTTTGTCTATTTAAAGAAGTTCCACCATCTTTTATGTTTACTGTTCTTTGTATCTCTTTTGCATTTTTGATAAGTGTATTTACTACTGGAGTAACATACAATATTCTTCCATTTTCAGGTACTCTAGCTTCTGTCATTTTTTCCATTAACTTATCAAATACTTCTAATACGTTTGCTGTTGTAAGAACAGTTGTATCTGCTGTGTTACCTAATGCGGTCCAATCAGCATATATTTTAGATATACAATAAGCATCCATCTCTGGAAACTTTTGTTCCTCATTATATACTTTTGTTATATTGCCTATTGAAGCCACATAATTAGTTTGGTTTATATCTGCTGGATGAACCAATGTTGACCATTTCCTTTGATTAGTTAATACCTTAGGTTCCCAAGCATTATCATAGTTTCTTTGAGCTACTGCTATTGTATCTCTGTTTGAATCTACTCTTCCAGTTGTAGATATAGTTGGTATTTCTATTGTTTTAGAACCAGTCCATCTATATCTTCCATTATTTGGTGTTGCATACAAATCCCCGAAGTTTAAAGTATAAGGATATGCTTGTGCTAAAACATTTGAATATTCTTTTGCATAATTTAGTGCTGCCATTTTATTTCCTCCTATTTATTATTATTTTCATGAGGTCTTACCCCAGTAAAATTAAAACCAAAATCATTTATCTTAGGCTCTTGCCCTGGTGTTATAGTATCTATTTTAGGTTCTTCACCTTCTAGTGTTGCATTAAACAAATAATCTTTATCCTGTTTCAAAGGATTTATTTGCTCTTCAAAAGCTTTTTGTCTGTCTTTACTATTTCTTAGTGCTTCTATATCTAAATGAGCTTTTAATGCTATTTCATCTCTACATTTAACAGATTTAAAAGCATCACCTAACCAGTAATTAAAATCTTTTTCTTCAATTTCTTTTTTGTAGGTTTCTTCCAAAGTTTTCTTATCAGTTTCATAAGTTGTTTTTAGATTCTCTACATCTTCTTTTGTCATACCTCCTTCAAACTTTTTAATAGTTTCATTAGCTGTATTAAGTTGTGTTTCAAGATTTGTATAATCTTCTTTAGTAATTGTAGTCTCTTTTATTTTCTTTTCTATAGATTTTTGAAGAGAAGCTACATCAATTTTGTTATCCTCTACTTTTATTCCTTCTAGCAATTCTTTTAACCAATCCATTTTAAATTTCTCCTTTCATTTTTTACAAAATAAAAGCATCTACTTATTTTTAAGTACATGCTTAGTCATTCCTTATTTATATTTTCGATAGATTCTATTTCATTTTCATAAACTTCAATTCCATAACCATCCCTAGCTATTGATATACTTGCTATTTCTGGTTCATTATCTAAAGCTTGTGTATATCCATCACACTTTCCTCTTATTATTTGCTTATCTACACAAGTTATTTGAACATTTTTCCCTACATATTCCCATAATTTCATTTTATTTTTCCTCCTTATAAAGCTGGTACTATATGTGTTCCAGTTTTGGAATAATGTATCTTAAACTTATTTGTAAGAGTTTTTTCACCCGTAATATTATTAACATTGACCCCTATATTCTTATCAACTTCTATAAGTTCTTTTTTATCCCATTCTCCACTTCGATTAAATTTTATGATTCCATTGCCAGCATGCTTATTCACAAGTTCTTGAGCTTCTTCTTTTGTTATAGTTAAATAGCTTCTTCCTTCTATATAATTATTATGCTCTTTTAAATGTTTTCCTTGTTTCCCATCATGAATATTTAAATTATATTTACCATTTTTAATATCTTCTTTTATGCTATCTATTATAGCACTATTTTTTATTTCTAAAATACTATTATGTTTAACATACTTCTCATACCACTCATTATACTTCATACTAGATGGTACATAATATGTTTTTCCATCTTCTCCTCTTGCTGCTCTATAGCCTTCTTCATCCTCGAACCAAGGAGCTGTTGTTGTCCTACAACGACAATGAAATGGTGGAGCTGTTATTCCAACTTGATAATCTTTCATATCAAATATTTTTCCATCCAGCTCTCTACATATATTTGAAGTTCTTAAATCTAATGTAGCAATAATCTCATATTTCTCTACATCTAAATCACTAAAACAATCTTTTCTACTTGCTGATGCAAAGAAAGCTGATTCAGTCATTATCAAATTCTTAGCTTGTGACTTAGATACATTAAATCTTTTATCAAAGTCATTTACTAAATTTTTTGGATTTTCACCTCTAATAATTGATTGAGTTAGCTTAGTATGTAGTTCATTTACTAAAGTAGGTCTATACTTACCCCAAATTCTTTCACTAAAGTTTAATCCATCTGTTGCCCATGGTTTAGAGATAATTTTATTTATTCTATTAGTATCAAGACTCATTAAACTCCAACCAACGTTTACTCCTTGTTGAACATTAAAAGCTGTATGATAGTATCCACTTGTATAAATATCTCTCATTAGTTTATCAATACCATCAAGTTCATTTCCATATAAAACTTCTACTTGTTGCTGTATTTGTAACTTTAAAGCTTCAAGTCTTGTTATATGAACTCTTGCACTAGCATTTTCTAACTCTTTCATCCACTTTTGATTTATAGCATTTTCTTTACCATGTCTAATATATTCTTCGACACTCCATTTAAACTCTTCTAGTTCTCTTGTATTTAGTAGTTTCTTAGCTTCTAATAAAGATATTCCTTCATTTTTGGCAAATCTGTTGTACCATGCTAATATATCTTTTTCTATACTATTCATAGCTAGTTTATATTGCTTTTCTAATTCAAGATAATATTTTACACTTTTGTTATTTTGAGCTTCTTCTAATTGTTCAAATCTCTTTCTCCAATAATCTTTATGTTTCATCTATAACACCATCTTGATTATTAGGAATTAAATCATCATACTCTTTTTGAGTATCTTCCTGTTTTTTAAGTCTCTCAAGTTCGTCATTAACATCCTCGACCCAAGGATGGTTAGAAACAATAGTTTCATCTGATACAATTCCAGTTGATTTAGCTGCCATATCTATCTTTTCAGCTTCATTTATTATCATAGAGTGATTAAAAGTAATTTGAACTGTTTTATAATCATAGCTCTTACTACCACTTATCTTTAAATACTCACATACAAACCACAAAAGTTCTCTAATTGCTTTTTTAAACTTCTTTTCAGTTTTGGAACATTTTAAGTCAAGTAGTGAATATAAAAATTTAAGTGCTACACCCGATTTGTCACCTGTGTTTTGAGATTCTGGATTAACTCCTTGACCAAAGATAATTATATTCTTTTCCAATCTATCAAGAAGCTCCTTTTTAGCTTCAACTGGTATATTTATCTCTAGTTTATCAACTCCACCTCCACCATCTACTTTAATTGATTTATAGTATCTTATATTATCTATAAACTCTTGTAGACTTGTTCCTGGATATTCTTTTAATACATAAATAACCTCTTGTATTTCATCTAAGTTATCTGCTAGTGTAGAAATATTATTGTCATATATATCTATTAATGATTTATAGAAATTTAAATCTGATACGCACTTTTCATTATTTTTAAAAGGTATAAATGGAACTTTACCCCATCCCTGTTCTTTGTTATTTATTCTAAAATGACCTTCTTGTATATCAGTCATTTTTCCATATTCATCATATAAAAATTCTTGAATAAAACTATTACCTCTTTCAATAAAGTAAGTTACGTCATTTTCTGTGTAGTACTCAACTCTTTTTATTTTATTTCCATCTATATCTTCAATATAATAAAACCTAATAAATGCAACTAATTCCCTCTGTCTTTTACTATCCCAAATAGGAATTGCTTCTTCAGCTGGAATTATTACATATTTAAACTCACCTCTTCTATTAATATATGGATGTAACCATTCAACCCCTTTATTACTAGCATTGAGATATAGTTCTGTTATTGTATCGTCAAACTCTTCTCCTAGTAAGTCATTTAAAAGCTTAGTGAGATTATCATCATCTGCATTAAATACTATGGGATTTCCGACACTATAGCCTACCTTTTGGTCAACTAAAAGCTTATGGTAGTTGTTAATTGCTTTATTATTAACTTTAGTAAAATCATCAACCTTAGCTCCATCTAAGAGATAATATCTTCTCTTATTGTTTATATCTGCATTGCCATAATAGTATTCTTCACCTTGTTTATATTTCTCTGGTCTATGTTTTAAAATATAATGCTCTATAACTTTTACTAGGTTAAAGGTGCTCTCTTTTTTTAACTGAACTTTTATTAAATCTGTTTCACTTATATAAATATTTAACACCTCCTTTACTTTAAGAAGCTTATTCCATTATTTTTAAGCTTATTATCTATAGAATATCTAAGAGCAGCCATTGCATCATCCATAAACTCAACTGGTTCATCAAGATATAACCCAGTTCTTTCATCTTGTTTCCATTTCCATTGTTGTATTTCTTTTATGGTATTAGTGCAACTAGGATGTACATGTATTCTTAATTGTTTCAAATAATCTATTTGAGCTTTAACACTTCCTGGCCCTTTTTTAACTCCTTTAGCTTTATATCCTGCATTCTTCCACATCTTAATTCTATCTGGTTCAGCACTATCACAGTACATAAATAGAGTCTTTTCTAAACCTATACTATTTGCAATCTTTATGATTTCTGAGGTATCCATTTCATGTACATATATTTCGTTACATATATATAACTCTCCATCCTTAAAGCCAATTCTAAGTACTACATTTGCATGGTTAAATCCAAAGTCTTGTGATAACCTCATATTGTCAAAATACTCAAATTCTGTAGTAAATTCATGTATAGCATAATTTTTAAGTATTGCTCCACCAGTTTCTCCCCATTCTCCAAGACCATAGACTTTGTACCCTTCTGGGTCTTGCTCTTTTCTCATTTGCATTCTTCTGTAGTAAGCTTCATCTATGAATCTATTTTGTAGATAAGTACTATGATGAGTAAATATATCATCATTTTTATAGTCAAAATACTTTCTTTTTATCCAATGAGTAGCTGAAACTGGATTAAATGTAAATGTCATTTGATAGTATAGGTTAGGATTAGTTAAAATACCTCTTAAACGGTCATCTAGTATGTCTATGTCACTTTCCATAAGTTCTGTAGCTTCTTCACACCAAACCCATGTTAATTTTCCTTTCGAGAAGTTAATTGATTTTAATTTTTCTCTTTGTTTTGCATCATTAACTCCTCTAAAAATTATAGAGTTACCAGTAACTTTACTCTTAATTTCTAAAGGATTTAAAGTAGTTTTCCAATACTTATCAGCTTGTTTACCATAAATACGATTTATAGCTCCTGTAAGCTCTGCATACGTTGAATACTTATGTGTAGATTCTGACTTTCTAACTACTAATAGATTAGCTCCTTGATACTTCTTATCTCCTAACTTTAGTATATAGTCTTGTGCTACATTAACAGATTTTCCACTCCCTGCTGAACCTTTCATTGCTCTGTATCTTTTTTTAGTAAAATTGGCTTCCTTGAAATCTGGATTAAAATTTACTCTAACTATCATTTCTATCACCATAATCTACACTTATTTTCAACTCATCATCTCCAATGTCATCTTTACTTAGGTTATCAACTTCACATTTCAGCTTCTCAACTCTTGTTTTCTGCTCCTCTGTAGCCAAATTCCAATCCTTATGAATCATTTCATCATACTGTTTAATTAAACTTCTAAGTTCACTCATAGCTCTACTCTGTGCATTAAGAAAAGATGCTTGCCTATCCCATGCAAATTGAAATTCATACTCTATCTTCTCACCATTTTCTGTACTTTCATATTTCTTTAATTCTTTAACCATTTCTTCCTTGCCTTTAACATACATTATCTTTTGTGCTCTTATTATTGCTGCATATTGAATTGTTATCTGTTCCCAAAGAATATCAAATTTATCTTTTATAGATATTTCTTGTATCAATTCTCTAGTTTCTTTGGGTAGATACTTTGAGAAGAAACCAAACTTTTCAGCATTTTTATTACCTGGTGGACCAGTAGCATTTTTATTACCTATGGGTGCACCCCTTTTATTTTTAGGTGCACCCTTCTTTTTCTCACTAGACCAATTGTATCTTTTTATCCATGACTTTAAAGTGTTTAAGCTAATGTCATACTTTGCTGATATTTCCTTTTGTTTCATACCTTTTATGTAATCTTGTTTTACCTTTTCTTTCACATCTTGCACACCACCACCTCGTTTGTTTGTCGTTTTGGGAATAAAAAAAAGAACTCTGGTTAGAGTTCTAATTTATTATCATTATACGATGCCTTTTTTATGAGTCTATCATAAGGTGATTATACTAAATCAGAGTTATTTTTTATTATTAAGTTTTTCTTTTAAATTTATATTTTCTATTTTCTTAATAGAATGTTCCTTTGTTTCATCAACCTCTGGTGTTACTTTTATTATTACAATTAGCATATACCCGATTCTTATAATTCCAGACAAAAACATAATTAATAAAGCTAGTACAATTGTAATATCGAATTTAAAAACAATTTCATTTTTTAATATACACATTATATATATTAAGTATACTAATAAAATAATTCCTAATATTATAGGTGTTATAAAATAATTTATAAATTTATTCCACAATTTATTTTTACATAAAATTTTAACTGTTTTAGTATTGATTATAGCTACCAAAATTGTAAGCGCAGTTATTAATATCCCTATCAAAGTAACTGTAATGGTAGTTAATGAAGATAAAAGTACATCTATTTTAATTATATTCAATACATTTGGGAAGATTTTAATACACATAATTATTGTAATTATCCCAGGTAGAATTACACTATATTTTTCAAACATTTTATCTAATATGTTACCACTTTTTTTACCATTAGCTTTCAACATTTCATTCAACTCCAACTATACATTTAAAGTACCATTCAACTTCCTTTCTAGATAGCATTCCAATAATCTATCATATACATCTTGGTGACTTAAAGGATTTTGCCCATCAATATTATCAAATTCTACAATATCTTTAATTCTATTTGATAATAAATCAAATTCCTCAACTTTGGTATCTGGAGATTCTTTTAATTTCACTTTTAAGGAACTAGTTCCTCTAAACTCTCCAATATCATCAACAATAGAATTTATTAACCCTGAACTTAATGTACTATTTCTTCTTCCTTGACCAATAGAAACATCTATATTTATGTTAGAACCCTCAATATTTTTTAAATTTTTTAATATAGGTATTATATATGATTCGTTACTATCAAGTTCTTCTAATTCATTTGCATGAATTCCTATAGATATTTTTCTATATAATTTACCTTGCAAATAACCTCTAACATCTAAATTATTTACAATTGGTTTTAATATAAAATTATGCTGACGTAAACTTATTTCATTTAAATAGTTTTGAACACCTTTTGGTGTTAAGCTATTTCTATTTCTATGCAATACTAAAATGTGTTCCTCTGCATCATATAATGCTGAGGTAAACTCCCCTATATATCTACCTTCTTCTAACCTTATTATATCATATTCACCATCTTCATTTGCTATTCCAGGTACATAATTTTCTCTCAATCTCAAAAACTGAATTTCCCATATATTATTATTCTCGTCAAAATTTATATTTTGTATTCTTGCTCTTTCTGACATACACTCTATTGTTGTATCTACTGTATTTAAAATGCTTAACTCATTAAAAAGATTATTTATATCCACCTCTTCATCTATTGTGTTTTGATTTTCTATTCTTCTTTCATAAATTCTGTAATAATCAAACTGAACATTTTTTTTCCCCATTATGATTTATCCCCCTTAAAGTTTTAAATATTAATAAAATTCCACTTCAAAGGTCAATATCCTTCAAAAACTATTCGACAACTACAAAATAATTCTAAATCCTGCTAGTTTCTTCAATATTACTCACTTTAATTTCCTATTAAAAATTGACATACTCCTTCATTCTAAAGATAATTCTATCTCTTTAAAATCATTTCCATATGTACAATCTATTATTTTTATACCATCTACATATTTATGATTTAATTTATAATCATATATTTCTTTATAATATCTAAGTTTACTTTCGAAGTTTGTATTTTGAATAATTATTATTTCTTCACTTGGGTATTCTGTTATATTTATTTTTAAACTTATATATTTTTTATCTAACAACTTTGCTTTACAAAAGATTTCCTCTAGATTAATCATATCCATTTTTTATTCTCCTTCGTTTAAAAAAGAAAAAGACTAAGTCGGGGTAGCTTAGTCTTTTTAAAGGGGGAATATATTATACACTTGTTTCATACTATCATTATAACTTATATAAAATAACAATAAAATATCATCATTTTATCACAGTTTTATTTTTAGACCATCTACTCCAAATAGGTATATTCCAAGTTCTTTAACCATTTCATTTACCCAACGTCTTACTGTTGCTACTCCACAATGTAAAAGCTCTGCTATATCCTCATATGTCTTTTCTTTAAAAAAATATAACTCTAAGGCTTTGTATTTTTCTAAGGACTGCAACTTATTTTGTGTTACTTTTAATGTTTCTAATGCCATATCTATATGTGCTACCATAATTAAGGTTTTTGCCTTACTTCTTTTGATACTTAATATATATAAATCCTCTATATCTAGACATAATAAATCATCATAATCACTTTTAACATCTTCAATGTCACTAATAGAATTTGCAATATGACTTTTTAAATCGTTATAGTGCTTTAACAAAAGCTTAGTATTATGAAAGACTTCTCTTTTTTTATTTTCTTTTTCTTCTTTTCTTAACTCTCTTACAATTTCTTTTATACTTTCTTTATCCACTTAAATCACTCCTTCTTGCTCTCTTCGAACAACTTCTACTGCAATACTTAACTTTAGATTTATCCAACTTATAAAATCTTCTACCACACCAAGCACATCTTACTATTTTACCTGGGCTTATAAGTTCCATCTTTTCTTTTTACTTTCATACCTTCACTCCCTATATTCTTTTAATTTTGCTTTGACTGCTTCAAGTAATGCACTTTGTCCTTTATCTTTATTCTCTAGAGCCTCCATTACTTGTTCATCTATTGTACCTTTACAGATTAGATGATGGATAATAACAGTTTCCCTTTGCCCCTGTCTATAAAGCCTTGCATTGGCTTGTTGATACAGTTCTAAGCTCCAAGTTAATCCAAACCAAACAATTATACTTCCACCTGATTGTAAATTAAGTCCATGTCCTGTACTTGCTGGATGACAAAGTAATAATTGTATTCTTCCATTATTCCAATCATATATATCTTTTGAGTTTTCTATTGTTCTTGGTTTCAAACTCTTAAACTCTTTCATTAAACGATTATAATCATGTTTATAGTTATAAAAAACTATAATAGGCTTACCATTTGAAATATCTATAATTTCTTTTAAAGCTTCTAATTTTTCTCTATGGAGTTCCTTTACATTTTTATCATTATCATAAATTGCTCCATTAGCTAATTGTAAAAGTTTATTTGCTGCTACAGCTGCTGATGAAGCTGTTATTATATCTTTTTCTAATTCTAATATCTTCTCTTTTTCTAATTCTTTGTAATATTTAAGTATTTTACTATCAAGGTGTATTTCAATTTTATTATCTATTTTTCTAGGCATATTCAAATAATCTTCTGCTTTTAAGCTTATACAAATATCTTTTATTTTATTATGTATTGCATTTTCTGCTCCATCTTTAGGCTGCCAATTATATATAGCTCCTGTTTGATAATTTTTTTGTCCTGGCTCAAAGTATCGTTCTTTATATCCTGTAATAGTTTTACCTAGTCTTTCACCTCTATCAAGTAAGTACATCTGTGCCCATAAGTCTATTAAACTATTTGGTGTTGGTGTACCAGTAAGCCCAACTACTCTTTTAGTTAAAGGCAATACTTTCTTTAAACTTTTAAATCGTTGTGCTTTATTTGATTTAAAAGAACTAAGTTCATCTATCACAACCATATCAAATGGCCATTTTCTTTTATAAAAATCCACTATCCAGGGTACCATTTCTCTATTTATTATATAAATATCTGAGTCTGTACTTAAAGCTCTCACTCTATCTAATTTACTACCAAGAACTTTAGATACTTTTAGATGCTTTAGATGTTCCCATTTTTTTACTTCACTACTCCAGGTATCTCTTGCAACTCTTAAAGGTGCTATAACTAAAACTTTTGATATATCAAAGCAATCATACATTAATTCACTTATAGCTGTTAGAGTACAGACTGTTTTACCTAATCCCATATCTAATAGTAAACCTATATTATTATTATCTATAGTTTTTCTAATTGTGTATTCTTGGTATGGATGTGGTTTAAATTCCATCCCTTAACCTCCTTGATAAAATCATCTATCTCTTTTAATGTGCTTACACACTTAACTTTAAATCCTAATTCTCTTAATTCTCGCATTTTATATTGTTGAAGCTTCCTTGGTTTTTTACCTGGTGCTTTAAGTTCTACAAATATAACATGTCCTTCTGGTAATAAGACAATCCTATCTGGCACACCTGCCTCCCCTGGTGAAATAAATTTCATAGCCTTTCCACCTAACAACTCAATCTCTTTTTTAAGTCTTTTTTCTATTTTTGATTCTAACAAAATATCACTTCCTTAAATTTAAGTGTTACCAATGTTACCACGCTTTGTCTATATATACATATATACGTATTAGGCATGTATATATGTATACGTATATGTCTAATATTACTTATACTACTTTATATATAATTTTTGGTAACATTGGTAACATTACACTTGTATATATTCAAATCAATGCATTGTAAATGTTACCAAGAGGTGTTACCAAAGTCATTTTTTTGGTAACATTGGTAACATCTCTGAAAATTAATATTTCTTATATAAATGATTATATTTTATACTTTGGTAACACTACTTTTTTCGTATAAAAGCTCTTTGAGAACCATATATTTTTCCAAATCTTAATCTTTTATCATATCTCTCCCATCCATCCAATCCTTTTAATATATCATTAATTTCTCTTGATAAGATAGGCGTGAGTTGTTTAGGTTCTCCATTAAATAGCTCAACCCATATCTCCATAACACACGTTTTTTCTCTTAATATTGTCCCTTCTTTTAAATCACCAAAATCTGAACCATGAATATATTCTCTCTTTTCTGAAATACTTAAATCATACCAATTCTTAGTAATAGGTTTATTTAGATACTCTTCGATAATTCCAGATTTAGCATTTTCTTCTGAGTGAGTTCTTTGTTGTCTTTCAGCTTCTTTTTTCTCCTCATCTGATAGATATAGCTGTTCATTGGCTTTATATAATTCTACTGCTTCTGCCCAAATTTGATTTCTTTCATTATCAAGTTGGCCATTAAATATACTCTTGTTAATCTTCTTTACTCCTGTATCTATTGGCCAAAACCTTCTATTTCCAGTCTTATCTCTTAAAAATTCTTTATCATTAGTTGTTCCTATAACTACACATTGACGTAAAAATCTTGAGGTTCTCTTCCCATATGCGACCCTATATATATCCTCTGATTTGCTTAGAAAATGCTTAACTGCCTCAATATCTGCTTTTTTAGTAGCCATCATTTCACCCATTTCCAGCAACCATACTCCTTGTAATTGTTCATACGCTTCTTTACCTTGTACAGTAGTTAAACTATCAGAATACCAGTCTCCACCAAGTTTTTTAATAAAAGTACTTTTTCCCATTCCTTGAGGACCAGATAAAACCATCATATTATCAAACTTTATTCCTGGATTAAATACTCTTGCTACTGCTGCTACTAAAACTTTTCTTATTATAGTCCTTGTATAGTGGTTATCTTCTGCACCTAAATAGTCAATTAAAAGTGTATCCACTCTCTTAATGCCATCCCACTTTAAAGAATTTAAATAATCTTTTATAGGATGAAAAGTATTATTTTCAAAAGCAATTATTAGAGCATCATTTACTTTTGATGGTGATGAGATATTGTAAATTGTTTCTATATGATGTCTAAGCCCAGAATCATCACTATCATTCCAATCATTTAATTTATCATCTTTTCTCCAAGGTAACTTACCTAAAACGACAGCTCTATTTGAAAATTCATTATAAGCTATTTTTCCTTTCAAATATGGGTCATTTTCTATAAACATTAAGATATTGTTTGTTGTTTTCTTATAACTTCCCTTATTGTCATAATCTAACCTAGTTAACCATTCATCATCTTCAAAATCTATATCACCAAAATCATCCTTAGCTTTATCAAGGTTTTCTCTTCCTATAGTCTTTCGTACTTTAGTGTCACTGCTTGCAAATTCGCTCATTCGAGTAAATGAAGGTAATCTATTTACAGGCGTTTCGGGTTTAGCATCTTCATCAAGTTCACCAAATTTATGTATCCTAACTAAATCAAAAGCATTGCATAAAATTCCGCTTGCTGGGTCTGTACCATGATGACTATATGAAAACTTGTCATCATAAATAACTACTCCACCACTTGTACTACCTTCTGAATATGTATACCTGGTTTCATCAATACCAGGAATATATACTTCATTTAAGAAAGTTTCTATAGTTTCTTTTATACTATAGGACCTGCAAAATGCACCTATAATTCCAGCCTTTTCAATAGGGTCTTGTTGTTTTTTTAATTGTGTATTAAACTTTTGCCTCTCCCTCGAACTTTCTGGCCAATAGCTTACATCTGTCCAGTCTAAATATAAATCTAGTATTTCATTTGGGTTTAAAAACTCTCCATCTTGAAATTTAAATATATAGTCTCCATCAATTGAAGTACTTGGAAAATACATAAGTCTATGAGGTTGATATGTAGTATCATCAAACATATCTATTCCTATAGTATCTGCTATCATCCTGGAAATTGCTTGATATTCTTCTGGTAGTACTGGTCTAGTTAAAGGTATTACAAGTCTATATCTGGGATTATTCTCAGTATGTGAGTGCGTAGAATACATAAGACAAGCATAATCATTTAATAATGTTATATCCTCCCATATATCTTTATTCGCATAATCTATATCTAAAGTTATAATACTTCTATTTGCAATATTCTCTGCTTTTCGTCTTCCATTTTTTAAGCTTCCACCTACAAATCCACCAACATCTTTAACTCTATCTTTTTCAGTCTTTGACATCTTCCTATATTCTGTATATGTTTCTTGAGTTCTTAATGTTTTACTTAATCTATTTACAAGTTCGGACCATAAAATACTTTTATTTTTCCAATGTGTTTCTAATTTATTTTTTCCTATGGCCAGCATGAGTTGGCCATCATGTCTTACATTTATGTGTTCAATTTCACTGGCCTTTATATCCATAAATCAATCACCTAGTCTTTCTTATAATAATCACATTCATATCCATCTGCTTTAAGAGGAAGACCTTTAGCCCAAGATATTTCTTTTCCCATAATACTGTTAACTTCTTCTAAAGAACCTCCTTTTTTATCTACATCAATTACAAGCTCATCATGTACATGCATTACAATGCTATAACCTGCATCTGTCACATTAAACATAGCCTCTCTTAAGCAATCTCTAGCTGTAGCTTGAACAATATTCTCAACTAACTTAGGTCCATAAGTATCTATTCTTTTCCATTGTTTACTTGTCTGTTCCATACCTTCATATGTTATCTTATCCCCACTAAATGTAGTATGTGGCTCTATCTTAGGCCTTAGATACGATAATCTTCTACTACTTGGTAGTTCTATAAATAAAACGCCTGGATTATAAATAAATTTAATCCCATGTTGAATTTCTACTATAGTCCTATCTTTTATAGCTTTTTTAGCTGCCTTATCTACATCCCACCAAAACTTAGTTATATTTGGATTAGCATTTCTCCATGCAGTAACAATAGGTTGAAGCTCTTCTTCTTTAAGCCCCATTTTAATAGCCCCCATAGAAATTAAGGCCCCTACACTTCCGCCATATCCATTCGATAATTCTGCTAGCTTTCCTTTTTGTCTAAGTTCAGAACCTTTTTTAATATTTTCGATTGGAATTTTAAACATCTGACTGGCACTAGCTTCATATATTTTTCCATGAGAATTAAACACATCCAGTCTCCACTTCTCACCTGCAAGCCAAGCTATAACTCTAGCTTCTATTGCACTAAAATCTGACACTATAAATCTATGACCTTCACTTGGTATAAAAGCTGTCCTTATCAATTGACTTAAGACATCTGGTACACTATCATATAAAAGCTCTATTAAATCAAAATCTCCTTCTTTTAATAGGTTTCTAGCTAGGTCTAAATCCTCTATATGATTTTGTGGTAAATTCTGTACTTGTACTAATCTTCCTGCCCATCTACCAGTCCTATTAGCCCCATAAAACTGTAGTAGACCTCTTACTCTATTGTCATTACCTTTAGCTAATTTCATAGCCTCATATTTCTTTATAGAAGTTTTGGACATTAATTTTCTAAGTTCTAAAATTCTAACTACATTTTCATCATCAACTTGTTTTAATATTTCTGGAATACTTTCTTTTGTTAGGCTTGTAATCTCAAAGCCAACTTTATCACTTAACCATTTTTTTAATTGAGCTGGACTATTTGGATTATTTAGACCAGTTATTTTAATTGCTTCTTTTGTAAGTTTTTCAGTATATCTTTTATCACATTCTATTGCATTCTCTATTAACTCTGTATCCACTTTAATACCAGTATCATTAATTCTCTGGTCTAAATACCATAATTTAATTTCTCTTTCGGTAGTCTTATACTTACTAAGTTTGTTTCTTATTTCTCTTTCAACTACAACATCTTGTTTACAATATTCTTTAAATTTATTCCATTTTTCCATATCATGTATTGGTAAATTTCTAGTTCTTCCCTTGTTAACTTTTGTAGCCTTACAAGGTTTACAGAAATATTGTATTAATGCTTTACCTTCTTTCATTTTCTGTTTATCTTCATTAAACTTTAAAGCCTTAGACACACTATCTAAACTTCCTGGAAGTCCTAGTGTTAACGCCTTTATCATTGTACATGACCACTCATTTGGTTTTAAATTAATATTTAAAAATTTACTTATTGCTGTTCTTTCAAAATTAGCATTAAATGCTGATTTTATAACTTTATTATCATTTAAAGCTTCTATTACTTCTTTTGGTAACTCTTCATCATTTACTAAATCAATAACTTTTACCTCTTCATTATCAAAAGCATAGGCAAATAACAGTATCTCAAAATTAGCAGAGTCTACATATCTGTAGACTCCAACTTTTTTTATATCTAAATCACTATATGTTTCTATATCAATTGATAAGGTCCTCATTAACTTAAGAAGTCCTCTTCTTCATCTTCATATTCAAAGTCATCTGAGAAATCTGCTTCTGCACTAGCTCTAGCTCCTCCAAGTACTTCTCCATCTACTAACTTTTGAACATTTTGTAAGCCACAACCTATTCCTTTATTTCCTGCACTATTATATGGGAAAAAGTTTATACTAACTCTTCCATAACAACCACTATATACCTCTGTATTATCTAATATTTCATTTAAGTCTTTATCAACTATTCCTGGCTTTTGAGTACTATTTGCATTTAAAAAATACATTCCTACATATTCCTCTGCTTCATCAGCTCTTTCTGCATCTCCATCACGAAGAGGTGTTTTTAAATTACCTGGTAATTTTCCACCCCATTTAGAAGTTTTACCTTGTTCTTTAGCTGCATCAATAGCCTTCTTTATTCTTCCTAAAGTCACCTTATCTGATTTTGGTATTAAAATACAAACTGAATACTTGGGCTCTGCACCTTCTACCATTGCTCTGCTTTTAAAGATATTGCAATAACTTAATCTTACCTTTCCTGTTACTACCTTTGTTGATTGTACTGAATTACTCATAATTTTCTTCCTCCTAATATTTTTATATTTGGTATATTGATTTTATATTTGAAGTTATTTCTCCAAATTTATCTAAATCTCTAACTTGCTTACTAAACAATTTAATTCTTCCACAAATAACTGTTGAAGAAACATTTAATAACTCTCCTATATCAGATATCTTTTTATCTTGTAAAATCCAATCTACTATTTTATCAATATCTTTTAAATATGACTTTCTTGCAATTTTTCTTATATAATCAACATCATAGTTAAATTGAATTTCATAAAATCCATGTATATCTTTTAATGGTCTTTTACTATCTTCAAATACACTTACATCTAAACCTTCTATAGAGTTTCTATAATGTTTTTCGCCATAACGCAAAGCTTTAAACATTTCTATTCTTATGTAAGAAACAGCCACTGTAGAAAACTTGCCTCTGTTACTATCATAATTTAATGCTGCTTTATATAACCCAATACATCCTTCTTGATAAAACTCTTCATATAAGTATGGATGTTGCTCTACATAAGACTTAAAAAATCTATTTATACTAAAATGTACAAGATTCAAATTATTTTCAACTAGTTTAGTTATTTCTTGATTACTCATAAAATTATATCCCCTTTTAAATCTTTTTATATCTACTAGGAATTAAATATTTTTAAATATCCTTTGCTCTTACTGATACAAAGCATACTGGACTAACTTTTATATGTTCTGGTATATACACTCTATCAAGATGATTGTCATTTACTTCGAGGAAAGTTGACATCACTTTATCCTTTATTAAACTTTCTCTTTTAAAATCCATCACTGTAACTTTTGCATTTTCTTCAGTTGAGTTATATTCTGTAATATTTAGTCTCTTTAACATATCTAGTAAATTATCTTTTTCATAATCTAAATCTTTTTCGATACTCTTTTTTCTCTCCTTTAAATCTAAAATTATACTTATGCTTTCATCTAATTTATCTTTTATACCTGCATCTAATGGCATGTAATATCCCCCATTTATATTTCAAAATCTTTTTTCGCTGAATCTATACTATTAATTTCTGACCTTTTATCACTTTCTACTACTAAAGTAGCTTTTCCAACTGGTTTTATAATTAAATCACTTAGTAGTTTAGCAAAACTCTTTTTACCTATAGCTTTCTCCATATCACTAATTCCTTTTAAGGTCCTTGGCTTATAAATTTTTTCTTCATCATAATCTGAATTTAATAAAACCTTAGCAACTTCTTGCTCATCTACATACTTTCTATTACTTCTGCCTTCTACAAGCTTATATCCTGGATATTTAACACCATGCTTTTCAGCTTGTTCTAGTGCATAACTTTGAACATCCTTTAACCAATCTTGTATATTCTTAGCAAAACCTAAAATATCTGCTATCTCATATTTATTAAGAGCAAATGTGTCAGCAAAATCATATTTTCTAGCTAGTTTAAGGTTATCCCCAGCTCTTTTTCTGCAATCATTTTTAGCTCTACAAAATCCACAATGACTGCCACTTACAAACTCTCCTTCACCATTAAAAGCCATTTGAGCCTTCTTCTTAACATTATCTGCCCATGTAAGTAATTTAGTAACTTCTATTTCTTCACTTGATATGTTATCAAGTCTAGGTTGAATTATTGTTGTTTTAATTAAATCAATATCATATAGCATTTCAAACTGATTATATGCCCCTAAACCATATAGTCTAAGTTGAGGATTCTCTATAGCTGAAACTTCTAAACCTTTTCCATACTTTAGGTCTATAACTTGAAGTATACCATCAGATATTACAACAACGTCTCCTGTTCCAAATCCTTCTGGAACCCACTCGCTAAAATCGAGTCTTTCTTCTAACATCACTATTACATCATCACATATAGCTTTACTATCATTTACTAATTCAACTACATTCTCAACATAAGATTGTATATAGTCCTCCATTTCAGAGTTATAATACTCACTTTTCTGTATCTTTTTAATTCTTGCATTATATGCCTTTTTACTTATTTTTTCATACTCTAGCATTAATTTAACTTCTGCTAATTCATGTGCAACTGTTCCTTCTTCTGCATATATACTAGTTGATGGTGAATAGTTTTCTTCTAATTTTATACTAGGAGTGCAGTGAAGCCATCTATGGGCTCCACTCGCACTAAGTCTTGCATGTTGTAATGGCATTTATGTACCCCCTATAAACTTTCTAATTTGTTCATAAAAGCTGAATAATCTTCTTCTTTTACTTCACTTAACTTACTAGCTCCAAACTCACCAAATAACTCCTTAAGCTTATCCTTCTTACCTGCCTTACTTACTTGTGCTGCCTTAGTTCTTACCTCTTCTTTTGTGTATTTAACTTCACTAGTTGTATTTTCATTATTCTTTTCTATTTCTTCCTTTGCTTCTGCTATTTCTTCTTTAACGTCTTCTTTTACTTCTACCTTTTTAATCTTTTCAGCTTTTTTAACTTCAACTTTCTTCTCTTCTTTCATATCTGTTATATTTATAGGTTCTATCTGCATTGCTTTTCCTAGATTAAGACCTCCTAAAGCATTCGCCACTACTAATAGTGCATTTGTAAATTCTGGTGCTTCTACTTTAACTTTTACATTTACATTAACTTCAACCATTTTAAATCTCTCCTTTTTGTGTTATACTTTACTTGTGTTATATTTTATTTTTTATTTTTTTGTGTGTTGGTTATTTTACCAACACTTTTTTATTTAATATTCCAACCGATATTTTCTTACCAGTTTTAATATCTTTAAATACTATATCTGCTATAACTTTTCCATCTTTTTTAAGAGTTACTACATTCTTATTATTAGTATCAAGACTCAGCAATTTCATCCCCCCTCTCTACTGCTTTTAAAAGTTCATCCAAATTTTTACCTTGATTTCTTTCAATAAAATCATCAACTTCATATCTTGAAATTTTTCTACCATCACCTCTAACTAGTGATTTTATCAAACCTGTGCTTACTAACCTACGCATAAAAGCTGTATCTAACTTTAAAATTCCCCTTGCTTCTTCTACTGTTATTAGATAATTTGGATAACCTCTTTTTATTAAAACAACTATATCTTTAGGCTCCAGTACCTTTACCTTTTGTTCAATAGTTTGACTCTTAACTCTATCTGTCTCTTGTTTACTTATCTCTATTTCTATTAAGCTTTTTAAGCTATCACTAAATCTTTTAACTATTTCATTTGTGTTATCCATTTTTTAATCCCCTCATTATTATCAAAATATTCTGTTTTTTATTTCCCAACTAATTCATCTAAGGTAACATCTAAATAGCCCGCTATTTTTATTAATGTGCATATAGTTGGATTTTTAATATATCTAAAAGTTCCAAATTTTTCTCTATAAAGTAGATATTTTTATTTTTGTGGTGTTTTTTGTATGGGTTTATTAAGCTCTATCTTAAAAACATCACAATCTTTTATAGCTCTATAACCGTTTTCATTCAATAAATCTACTAATGTTGACTTCCCTCTTGGTAATTGTACACCCTCAACACATATAATCATATTTGCATCAAGCGCATCCATTAAATGTTTTATCTCTCTTTTACTTAATAAAGGTTTTAAGAATTCTTTTACTTCTTTTTTTTCTTTTACTCATGTTTTGTCCTCCCTATTTTCTCTAATTTAAAATTAAATTAATTGTATTTAATCTTTACTAGTAAAATACTTTTATTATTCATGTACTTCATAAAATAGTGTGTTTAACATATATAGCAAAGGACTATTTTTATCTATAACTAATTCTTCTTCATCTTTAATGTAAAATTTTATTAAGTCTTCATCTATACAATAAGTTATATAATTATCTTCGCCCATGCACATACCTACTTCTTTTTCTATCTTATTTTGGTCTGCTATTTTTATATCTGCTATTGTATCAAGAGTATCTACTATTTTATAAAATATCCTTTCTCTAGCACTCAATTCGTTACTTTCTTCTTTTATATAAGTAAGATATTTTATTAATTCATCTTCTTCTATATCACCAAAGAATTTTAACATAAACTTAAAAGTAAAATCATCAAAGAATTTTTCATCCATCTCTAAGTGTTCAAAATTCATTTTCTTATAATGCCATGCTACTTTTGATGCAATCTTATCCAATATGTTTTTATTATCTTCTATATCTTTATCACTAAGTGAAATTCCACAATCAATACCTATTTTATTGTTAATGCTATTCATAACTTTCTTAAAATTATTTACCATTTCTAATTCCTTATCTGTTAAGTCTATCTCTCCATCAACTCCAATACTCACTATTCTATTATTTTCTTTCATTTTCTTATTCCTCCTATATTGTTTAATTTTATTAATAATATTAATTAGTTTTTTCCATAAAAACTCCATATTTAATAGCCATATCTTTTATTACAATTACATAACCTTCTATTAAATAATTTTGTTCTTGTATAACATCCAGGTAATTAAATTTTTCCCTTCTAGACTTGCATACACCTTTTTCTGCCATTTTACTTCTTCTATTATTTAATCTTCGCTTCAAGTCAACATTAAATCTTTTACAAAGAAGTTCATAACTTTCTTTTCTAAGAGTATTTATATATTCATTTCCACCTAAATTTTGTGCCATTGATACTATCAACTTGCGTGTTTCCTCTCTCCAATCAGTTGTATTCAATGTAACAACATCTTTTATGCTTTTTATTTCTTGTTTAGTTTCTGTTATATCTTGTTTTATTTGTTTTTGCTCTATTTCTTGTTTTGCTACAGTATCAAATATTTGCTTAAACAGTTGTAGTTCTGGACTTAATTGATTTGTAATTAAAGTATCTTTCTTTTTGTTAAAGTAAGACTCTTCTAAGTTATCAAACTGCTCCCAAGCTTTGTCAGTATCCAATATTTTGCAGTGTCTGTTTGCTCCTCTTTCAGTCCAAAGATACATTTTTGAAGTAAATTTTAGGTTTTCATATTCTGTATGAATACCTTTAAAATTCTTTAAATCATCACCTTGTAATAAAAAATAATGTTTACCTTCAATAAATCTATCTTTGTTATTGTTAAAATTGTTGCTTATATTTCTTACATCTGTTTCATATACATCTGCTAGTTGCTGTGTAGTTAAAACTCTTTCGTTATTTCTTTCTATTACTTGTAAGTTATTCATGTTTGTTACCCCCTATATTTTTCTTTAACTTCATCTTCAATTTCAAAAAGATATTCAGTACTTAGATTCGGGAAAAACATTAATTGTATATTTTTTGCTTCTATGTACTTTAACCTGTTAGCATTTCTTAATTTTGCAGACACTGTACTTACATTTAGATTCAATGCTTTTGCTAATCCTCCAACTTTGTTAGCTGAAATTCCTAACATCTTACCTATATCTGTAGCTGAATAAGTTTTTCTTTCCATTTTAGGAAGTGGTATTAATGTTTCTCCAGAAAGTAATTCAATAGTCTTTGAGTACATAATCTGTTTATATTCTTTTATATCTACTTTATCAGCTAACTCTAAATAAATCTTTGCTTCTCTCGCTCTTGCATTTTTTAATCTTGTTTGAGCATTCATGTATTTTATTTCTGAGTCATCTTTACTACATTCAGATTTTTTACTACTATATGTACCTGTTTTACGAATAGATGGTAATACATCTCTTGTTACCCAATGTTTAAATTTTTTAGCAGTTAACAACTTAGAACTTAATATTAAAGAGTAAAGACCACTTTCATTAATTATTTTCATATTTTGATTACCCCCAGGAGTCGGTATTTCACCTACCCCTTTATCTTCATCATCAACATGTCTTTTCAAAGCATCAGATGTATCTTTATATCCTAATGTCTCGGCCACATCTTTACCAACAAACCAAGGCTCTCCATTTAAATCTATAACCCTTATTTCTCCAAAATCACTGTTTTTAAATACTTGTAAATTATTACTCATAATTTTTCCCCCTAGTTTTTTGTATTTTCTCTCCCAACTTCAAATAAATTTGATAGTTTACTTGTAAAATCTTTTGGAGATTTTGTATTCATTAAAGTTTGTACTACAACACAAGAATCTACTGCTGTTATAATTAAATCTAATTCACTCTCAGTCAAAGTTTGAAGTTTTGGAATTGTATCTAATATTTTTTTCTCTCTCATATTATCCACCGCCTTCCTTGTTCTGTAACACCATATTATCATCCTTTTACTTGTTAGTCAACACTATTTTAAAAATTCGTTTATTTTTTCTTGTTGACTAACAAGATTCTTAAAATTATAATACTCTTAGGGGAGGTGATATAATTGTCTAATGAAACTATAAGCACAAGAATTAGAAAGATAAGAAAAGATGCTAATTTATCTCAACCAGCTTTTGGGGAAAAACTAGGTGTTAGTAAAGATGTTATAAGTAATATAGAATATAATAGAGTTGAACCAAAACCTTTGTTTATCAATTATATGTGTGATGTATTCAATGTTAATAAAGAGTGGCTTTTAAATGGTGTAGGTAATATGTATATATCTACAGAAGATGATATTCTTTTAGGTGAAGCTTTTGCTTATATAACTACATGTGAAAATGAGAAACTAAAAAAAATAGTAATTAATCTTTGCAAACTAGAGGATATATATGTGGATGCAATATGTACAACTGTAGATGGTATAATTTCAGATAGAAAATAACACATTAAATGATAAAATGATATGCATTTAAATTATATTAATTAAAATATAAATCCAAATAAAACAAGTGCTCATTATGAACACTTGTTTTTTATGTTTTTTATATAACTTTTTATTGTATTTTTATATTTTATATTATGTATGTCCTGTATGTCGTTAATTATCTCTAAGTCACTTTTATTACTATCATTTAAAATCCATTTTATAATATTAAATTTTTCTCTACTACAATCTTCCTCCAGTATTATAACTCTTTCTACTTCATCCATTAGTACATTCCTCCTCATAAATATTTTATATTACCCCAAGTAATATTACTTTTTATGCTATAATACATCATAGAAAGCAACATATTTTATGATTATAATTAATTAGTCTCCTTTAATAGGTCACTTATCAAATTATTTTAATATATGTTGAAATAATTTGATAAATAGTTTAAAATAATGTTATTATATACTCACATAATTTTCATTCCTATAAGAATAATAATGTTCCAAATTGTGGAAGTATATAGTAATATAATAACATGAACTTAATAAGATGTTCAATACATAAGCTTAATGTTTATGTTTTATATTAACTATGTGGTATGTAAAAATAAGTATAATTATTTTACAAATGTAACAAGAAACATTATTATATTAACTATGTGGTATATAGATTTAGAAGAGATAAAATTCTCTTCTTTTTCTATTTACACAATTTTTCAGGCTTTTGATAATATCTTTAAATTTACTTAAATACCTCCTCCCTTGTTTATTTATACTACTTATGTTATTTACACTATATTTATCAGTTTCTTATATATATATTATTTACTTATTTGTACAAATTTAGTGCATTATTTATAAACTATTTCTCTATTCTCTTAATTAGTTATATTAAAAAATTTTATAACCAATTTTTTAATATTTCTATAATCTAGATTCTATAATCACATTATATTAACACAAACAAAACCTGTCAATATATAAATTCATTTTTATGTTAACTTTCGCAAAATAAGTTCACATATTCATAAACTTATGCTATAATTAGCATAAAGGGGGGTTTTATTTATGGCAACTTTTGGTGAAAGGTTTAAATTTTTAAGAACAGAAATGAATCTAACTCAAGATGAACTTGTTGAAAAATTTAATAAAGTTTACCTTACGAGTTTTAATAAATCGACGATATCACAATATGAAAATAACAAAAGAAAACCAGAGATAAATATTTTGGAAAATTGGGCAGATTTTTTTGATGTATCAATTGATTACCTTTTAGGAAGAACTCTTGTTAGAAATCACATAGATACTGTAGCAACACACAAAGCTAATCCTAACGAAATTTTACCAGAAGAAGCTCAAGAACAACTTAATGATTATATTGAATTTTTAATAAATAAGTATAAAAAATGAATATTTAGAGCAGTTCACTCCTGCTCTTTATATATATAAAAAAGTAACACATACATTCTTTTTATAGGGGGATTTCAATGAACAAACTAGACGCACTTTTAGACTTAGCAAATAATGAAGAGATAGAAATTTACTACACTGACAAAATAGCAGATGACATAAAAGGATTGTATATAAACAGACAAGGACTAAAGATTATATCATTACTTAATTCATTAAAACAAAACAATGCTAAACTAATAGAAATCTTAGCAGAAGAATTAGGACATCATTTTACCAGTGTTGGGAACTATGTATCTTCAAAAAACAGTTACAAAAATAAAATCTTGATAGACAAAACTGAAAACAAAGCATTAAAATGGGCATGTGAATTTCTTATAACAGAAGAAGAAATAATACATGTTATTAATTCACACGCTACAAGTGTATACGAAATAGCTGAAGAATTACAAGTTAGCATCAACTTCTTACTAAAAAGATTAGAATTTCTATCAAAAAAGAAAAGCATGTTGGACTTAGGAAATAATAGATTTTTAGTATTAACTAATTTGCCAAATTTCTACATATATGAGGATATTTTTTAAACTCATTTATTCTACTTTTATAGATTTTTTACTTAATAAATATATATTTCAATATTATTATAATAAACTACACATAAAAACTAAAAAATTGTAAGAATATTAAGAAAATAATTAAGTAAAAACCAGATAAACAAAATTAAGATAATATTGTACATAACAAAAGTATATAAAGAGCAGTTAATCTGCTCTTTTATATAAACACCAAACAAACATACATTCTAAAAGGGAGGGATACTATTATGAAAGGTGGAGTAAGAAAAAGAAGTAACAAATGGTATTACTACTTTGACCTAGGCATAGTAGAAGGAAAAAGAAAAAAAGTAGAAAGAGTTGGAGGCAATACTAAAAAAGAAGCCGAAAAAGCCTTAAGAGAAGCACTAAATGAATATGAAAACTCTGGCATAGTATTTGAAGAAAGCAACATCAGTTTATCAGACTACTTAGATTTTTGGTACAAAGAATATGTCTTACTTAACTGTAAATACAACACTCAAGAAAGCTACCGAATAAACATAGAAAAACATATAAAGCCAAAACTAGGAGCTTACAAAGTAAAAGCTTTAACTCCTGCAATACTACAAAACTTCATAAATAAAAAGTACAAAGAGGATTACTCTCAAAATACATTACAAGTATTAAAAGCCATATTACATAGGTCATTAAAATCAGCAGTCCATCCTTACAAATACATACGAGAAAACCCTATGCAATATGTAAGCATACCAAAAACTAAATCTAAAACAGAAACTAATAAAGTTAAAACTATTACATTAGAAGAATTTAATCAAATACTAAATATATTTCCTCAAGATTCATTTCAACGTATAGTTTTACTAATTGGATTTCATACTGGTATGCGAAGAGGTGAAATTATTGCACTAAAATGGGATAATATAGACCTTGATAATAAAACTATCACAGTAAAGCATACTTTGATTAAAAAACCAAATGGAATGTTTGAATTAGGGCAACCAAAAACAGAAAGCTCTTGCAGAACTATATTTACAGGTGACACTTTAATAAAGGCATTAAAAGAACATAAATTATATCAAAAGAAAATGAAATTAAAATATGGAGAATTTTACTTTGATAGTGACTGGGTATGTACCAAAGAAAATGGTCAACAAGTGAATACTCACACTTTAGACACTATAGTAAGACAAATTCGAGTAGCTTTAAACAATGACTTCCATTTTCATTCTTTAAGACATGCACATGCTACTCTATTATTAGAAAATGGTGCTAACATTAAAGACATACAAAACCGTTTGGGTCATAGCCAACTATCAACTACAATGGATACCTATTCACATGTAACTGATAAAATGAAAAATGAAACTGTAGATATATTTGAAAAAATTACAAATTAGAGTTTGCCACCCAAAAATATAATACGGTGGCAAATGGGTGGCAAAATCTAATTTATCTATTTTAAAATCTAAAATTATCAAATTTATATAATCATCTATATACTTGTAATTTCAAGGCTTTAGAGTATATAACAACCATAACTAATATAAGGTATTAATAATAAATCTAACAAATAAAACTTAATATTTACTTAAGTTGTAATACTATTCTAAATTGTATAATTAAAATTTAATAAGTTCTTAATTATATAGTCATTGATTTATTTGCAAAAATAAAAAATGCCAATCTATCTCTAAACAACAAAAACTGAATACCAATAAAAATTTAATAAAAAATTTTATCAATATTCAGTATAAGTT